CTCGACCGCCTGGTGCCGCGACTCGATCAAGGGGCGGTCGCCCGATGAACTCGCCATGGCCTACGCCCTCGCCTACTCGGCTGACGGCGACTCGCCGCACGCGTTCTGGCGGCCGTCAATCCACATGCCCCGCTGGGCGAGCCGCCTCACGCTCGAGGTGGCCGGCGTGCGGGTCGAGCGCCTGCACGCCATCACCGACGACGACGCGAAGGCCGAGGGCGTTCAGCCGTTCACCGACGTGTCGCCTGACCAGGTGATTCCGGGGCCCGGGTTCGACGGCGCACGGCTCGGCGACCAGCCGCACCGCCTGCCCTACGCGGACCTCTGGCGCGCCATCAACGGCGCCGAGTCGTGGGACGCGAACCCGTGGGTCTGGGTGATTTCCGTGAAGCGAGTCACCCATGAATGAGTGCCCCTCATTCCCTGGGTACTTCGTGAGTGCCGACGGCGTCGTCGTGAGCGCTCGGCGGCGGCGCATTCCGTTCGCTCTGGCGCAAGTTCGGAACAGAAAGGGATACCTCAACGTCGTTGTCGTGACGAGCACAGGAATTCGTCCGGTCGGTGTGCATCGCATGGTTGCAGACGCGTTCCACGGGCCGCCTCCCTTTGAGGGTGCACAGGTCAGGCACCTTGATGGGAACCCGATGAACAACTGCGCGAGCAACCTCGCGTGGGGTAGCGCACACGACAACGCCGCCGACCGGCTGCGCCATGGCAGGTACGCGCGCGGCGCTCAGCACCCAAACGCCAGGTTCACCGAGGAGAAGGTGCGGCAACTCATCGGCCTTCGCGAGAGGGGCGAGAAGGTGAAGGACCTGGCGAAGCGCTTCTCAGTGAGCGTCGCGACTGTCGAGGCGATTCTCTACGGAAAGTTGTGGAAGCACGTCGAGTTCAAGCGGGTGAAGCTGTGAGCGCGACGAACCCGCGCGACATCTTCGGAGGCCTGTCCGTGACGGGACTGCCGCTGCGCATCCATGCCTCAGTCCCTCCCGGGAAGCCGTTTCATGGGGCGATTCGAATCAATAACGGCATCTACTTTTTCGACGCGTACGGCCTCTGGTTTCACAGCGATGCCGAGAAGGCCGTGTGGCTCGACATGGCGAAGGAGCAGGGGATGATTTCAACGCAGGACCATCGAGGTGAAACGTGAAGAAGGCGAAGCAGACAGAACTCCCAGGTGTCGAGCGCGAAACCATCCCCGAGTTGGACGCGGCGCTCGAGCTGTACGTCGAGAAGCGCGACGCGCGCGTGGCTGCGCTCGTCGAGGAGAAGGCGGCGAAGGCGAAGTTGCTGGAGGTCGCCCGCACCCATGGGAAGACCATCTACCGCGACGAGACCGCGCAGCCTCCGCTGGTGTTGACGCTGACGGAGCGCGATGCGGTGCTGAAGGTGACTGCCGTCGGCGACGGCAGCGAGGCGGAAGAGGACGAGGGCGAGGAACTCGACGCGTGAGTTGCAGAGAGAACCCAAACCTGTGCGGAGGGCACTGCCTTCACGACTCGGCGCCTGCTGAGCGCGTGTGCTGCTGGTGCGGCGACGTCTTTGCGGTCGACGCCGTCGAGCACGGTGAATTCTCTCCCCTCGAGCGGTCGGGCGTCATTGCCGCACAGCGCGCGGAGTTGCGCAGGCTTCGCGCGCAGTTGGAGGTCATGGGCGCTAAACGTAAGGGCGGGAAGACATCGAATCGCCTGGCCGACGTGGCTCAGGTGCTTTCATCGACGGAGTACCTGTCTGCGGCCGTCATCTCCGCGCGCTGTGGCTCGAGCCCCACCACCGTGCACCGCGTGATGGCGAAGCTGGAGGCCCTGGCAGAGGTAGAGCACCAGCTGCGTCAGGAGAACGAGCGCGGGTTCCTCTCTCGCGTGTACCGAAGAGTCGCCTGACCCGAAGAGGCGCCGGCCTTCCCACCCAGCCGCGTGCCCACGAGGCCCCTGCCACCCTCCCGGTTGGCGGGGGCTTCGTCTTTCTTCCGCACTTATACTTTTGCCTCTTCATTTGATGGTCATCGCCCATTCGATTCACGCCTGTTTCTTGGCGTGGTAGGTGGCAAGCATGGCGAACTCACTGGAGCAGGTACCCCTGTCGAAGCTGAGGGAGAGTCCAACAAACCCACGCAAGTTGTTCGGCGACCTCACCGAGTTGGCCGACAGCCTTCGAATCCAGGGCGTCCTGCAGCCACTGGTGGCCCGCATCGTCGATGGAGAGTTGGAGCTTGTCTTCGGCCACCGGCGCTTCCGTGCTGCGAAGCTGGCAGGCCTCAAGACGGTGCCCGTCATCGTGCGCGTGATGACGGACGTCGAGGTGCTCGAGGCGCAGTTGACGGAGAACCTGGCCCGCGCCGACGTGCATCCGCTGGAGCTGGCCGAGGGGTACGAGCGCCTGATGAAGGTGGGCGGGCTGACTGGCGATCAGGTGGCCGAGCGCCTGGGCATCAGCCGCTCGAGCGTCTTCACCGTCTTGAAGTTGCGCGACCTGGTGCCTGAAGCACGCAAGGCCTTCCTTGCTGGCCGCATCGCGTCGGAGGCGTCAGCCGTGGCCATCGCCCGCGTGAAGGGCGAGAAGCCCCAGCTGGCCGCACTGAAGGCCGTAGAAGACGCCCAGAAGTCGGCCGGTGGTGCGCTGCCTGTCCGTGCGGTGCAGAAGCTGGTGCAGCGGCGCTTCATGCCAGAGACGTCCCGCGCGGAGCAGCGGAGGCGCTCGACTCCAACGAGCCCGGCCGTCGCAGAGCGCGAAGTGCAAACGCGTACACATGCGCTCCTCCTCACCCGCGTGGGTGATGCTGTCCAGCGGAAGACGGCGCTCGATGATGCTGAGGTGCGGCTCCTGCTGTCGGCCCTCTCGGAGAGTCCAGCCGTCGCAGCCCGCCTGCAACTGAACGGGGTGCGCGGACTGGGCAACGTCACCGGCGCACGCCTCCGCGCGCTCTTGGTCGACGCGGTGCTGGCGCAGTGGCTCGAGACGGACGGCGCCGCGAAGGTGGTGGCCCGCATCTACGGGCTGTCGCTGGCCGAGGTGGAGAAGACGGCGCGCGCCCTCGTCGAAGCGGACGGCCTCTTCAAGGAGTGACGCGGATGACTTTCGCCGTGTCGTTGGGGAAGTGCTGGACGTTGCCACCGGGGAAGGTGACGACGAATTGACCGAGGTAGCCCTCGGCGGTGTCCGTGTCTCCCGCCAGCCAAGTGTAGCGGACGGTGCGCGCCACTGCGTCGATGATGGTGCATGGCGCATTCACTTTGTCGGCGACTGCGCGCTTGCTCCACATGCGGAACATGACGGTGGCCCCGGCGAGGGTGAATGTCTGCCCTGGCGCCGGCTGCAACTCTGCCTCGAGCACCGGCAGGAGGTCGCCCTTCGCGATGGTGAAGTCGTCAGCCATGGCGTCACCCTACCAGCGCGCGCGTGACGCCGCTGCCCAGCACTGTCGAGCCAGTGGAGCCACGCCCAGCAACTGCTGCACCCGAGGCCGCACTGGGGGAGGTGATGACGACGGACGTGCGCCCGTTGCCCAGCAGCACCACAGCCCCGGCGACGTCACCCGTCACGCCCGCGAAGACGGCGAGGGCGGTTGAGGTGCCGCTGGCCGTGCCCGTCGCAGCCACCAGGGCGCGCCCCACGCCGCTGACGGTGGACGTACCCGCAGCCGCGCCGACGTTGCCGCTGAAGCTGAAGGCTCCGGTGGCCGCTGTCGTCGAGGTACCCGTCGAGGTGCCCGTGCCAGCCGCAACTGAGGCAGCCGTAGCAGTCGCTGCGCCAGCGCCAGCCGAAGTTCCAGTGGCAGCCGCTCGAGCAGCCCCGACGCCAGTAGGTACGGCGCCGCCTGCCGACGTCGCGACAGCCGCAACCAGGGACGCCCCCACAGCCGCCGCCACGGCCGCCCCTGACGCGCTGGCAGTCGAACCCCCACCCAACGCCTGGCCGACGGCCGATGCGGAACCAGCGCCCGCGCTGGCCGCCACAGAGGCAGCCAAAGAGCGCCCCGTGGCTGACGCCGCACCGACGCCAGCCGACGTCGCAGTGGCCGCATCGAGTGCCGCCCCGGTCGCAGCTACTGCGCCAACGCCTGCTGACGTGCCGACACTGGCCGAGAGGGCCGCGCCAGTCGCAGCGGCAGCACCTGTTCCCGCCGACGTGCCAACGGCCTGCGACGTCGTGCCAGAGCTGCTGGACGCAGCCGCCGCGCCGACGCCGGCGCTGGTGCCCACGCTGGCTGCGAGTGAGGCGCCAGTTGCCGCCGCTGCACCGATGCCGGGAGAGCTCGCCGTGGACGCGGCCTGGCTTGCGCCCGTAGCGGTTGCTGCGCCGACGCCTACAGAGGTGGCAGTTGCAGGGGCGAGAGCCAGCCCTGTGCCTACAGCGGAACCGACGCCTGTGGATGTACCTGTCGCCGCGACGAGGGACGCGCCAACCGCCGATGCCGCACCCGTGCCTGCAGCAGTGCCGGTGGCAGAGACGGTACTGCCGCCCGTCGCCCCGACTGCGGAGGCGGAGCCCACGCCAGTCGAGCTCGCAATGGACTCTGCCGTCGACGCGCCGGTACCGCTCGCACTCGCGCTGCCAGCAGCTGCGCCGGTTGCCGAGACGATTCCGCCAGAAGTGCGCAGGACTGTTGGGTCACTGAGCACTACGTCGGTGGGCGATGCCGCACCGGAGTAGAGGAAGACATCGACCACGAGGTCAGACCCCCGTGAGCGTGTTCACCGAGGTGCCGCTGACGTCGGGCGTGCCCACCTTGTACGCGACCAAGTAGTAGGGGCCTGCCGTCGCGCCGAAGGTAAAGTTCCCCGCGCCGTCGCTGACGGTGCTGTCGACGCGCTGGTCAGTGGCTGTCAGGTACAAGTCGACCGTCACCGAGGGCAGCGGCGTGCCCGTGCTGTCGCGGGTGACGCCCGTGATGACGTTCCCGTGGTCGTCGAGGGTAGGCGACCTGAACGGCGCAGGCCGCCAGCCGCTGCGCAGGATGCCGCTCCCCATCGGGCCGCCGCCGCTGGCGCGCATGGCACGCGACGGGTCCAGCGAGGACGCCGTGCGCAGCGCAGGCACCCCCACGACGCCGCTGGCACCGACACGTCCCGACTGGATGGGCATGACGCCTCCGACTAATTCAACGAATCGACTTGGTAGTTGTGGACGGTCAAGCTGCCGGTGGCCACGGTCTGCGTGAAAAACACATCGAGGGCCGAGGCCGCCGTGTTGTCGAATCCGGCGCCGACTGCAGGAGCCGCGACGGGCACGAGCAGCGAGCCGTTGCCGCCAGCCGCAGGGAGCGCGCTGCCGACCACCGCTTCCGACGCGAAGTACGCGCCGAACGGGAAGAACGTGGTCGCGGTCGCATTGCCCACCGAGCGGCACACCAACTTGCACTCGAAGTACCAGGGCACCGTCGTCTTCGCGACGATGTTGAGGCCCAGCGCCAATGTGTCGAACACGATGGTCGTGCCGGCCGACCCGAGGCAGATATCGAACCTTGCGGTGCCTGGCGTGGTGACGGCGCACGAGATGCGGCCGCTCATCATGATCTTCAGGATGCGCCCGACGTAGAAGTAGTTGTTGGGCAAAATGATTCTGTTCGCGACGGGGATACAGCTCGCACGCGCCGCCGCGGTGAGCGTGGGGCCGTCCGTGGTGCCGACAACGAGGGTTTCCTGCCAGGTCTGAAGCGACAAATTACACCTCCTCGGGTGCGGTGATGCCCTTCGCGTTCAAGCCGCGAAGCGACAGATGCATGGCGATGTCCGCTTCGGTGAAGGGACGGTGGTAGGCGTCGCCCGGCTTCCGCATCCGCGACTCGCAGAAGCGGATCATGACGATCGCGGCGTCGCGCTTGACGTGCAGGTGCGGGAGCAGTTGCTGAAGAACGGTGTGGATGCCGACGAAGTCGTTGATGAGCAGCCGGTAGGAGTTCTTCCAGTTCTTCCCCACGCGTGCCTTCTGAAACGCGTAGGGGCGGCCGAGCTTCGAGGCGAGGAAGCTGATCGTCTCCTCGTGGGTGAGGACGATCTTCCAACTCGGCGTGTACGAGAAGTAGTCGCGGCCCGCGTGCGCGCGGTGCTTGGAGATCGAGCAGCAGCCCTCGCCGTCGAAGATGCCTGCCAAGTACAGCAGATCGTCTCGCTCGAGCATCGGGATGGGTGGCGGGGCGTGCCTCATCGGGGGCTCCCCTTCAGGACTTCAGCGAGGCGCGGGCCGGCGGGCTGCACCAGCTTGCTGGCCTCATGGTGGTAGTGGTTCACCGAGTCGCGGGCGAGCTCGAGCATGCCGAGGAAGACGAGCCGGTTTGCGGTGGGGCCCGAGACATCGAGCTCCCCGTTCTTGCGCAGCGTCAGCGTGATGGTGGCGACCGGTTCCATATCAGCTCTCGGTGATGGTGCTGGCCGTCGTCAACTGCGGCGTGATTCCGGCGCCGCACGCGATGCTGGGCGAGACGGGGCCCGAGTAGAGAATCTTCGTGGCGCCCGATGCAGCGACACCGACGCTCCAGAACGTCGCCGTCCCAGTACCGGCAGTGCCTGCAGGGAAGCTGACGGTGGCAGCCGGGCTGACGCTGGTGCTGGTGACAATCCAACCGCCCGACGTGCGCAGCACCGCGACACGCGCGTAGCCGGTGTAGGCGATCTCGTTGGTGGACTGCGTGCCACCAGCGCCTGGGTCGGCGCTGTGGAGCGCGACGTATAGGTTCGTCAGCGGAGCCGTAGCTGCGTTGTCGAGCAGGTTGGCGATCGGCGTCGCATTCAGGATCGCCTTGAGGAGGTCATTGCTGAAGGTCGTGGACTTGCCCATGCCCAGCAAGCTACCGACGCAGGCGACCGCGCAACAGGTGCGATCAGCACCAGCTGCGGCGGATCATCACCAGGCCAGACGCGCTCCGACGCCAGCCTCGAGGTCGCCCATGAAGTGTGTCTCGGCGTATCCGAACAACGTCAACGGGCGCAGCGGATGTGCGCCAGCCTCGATGCGGGCGAAGGCCGCTGCATTCAGTCCACGACGGAGGTCGAAACCCGCGCTGGCTTCGACGTACCCACCGCCGACCGGCAGCGCCTCCGCCCGCATCAGGCCGTCCCGGACGTCCTGCTTGACCGGGTCCAGCCTGGGGGCGTCAGACGCGACGGTCTCCCCGGGGTGGGCTACTGAGGGGACGCTGGCGCAACCGGCGCAGGCGCCTCACCTGGCGACGTGGTGGCCAGCGGAGAGGGCACCGGCGTCACCTTCAGCAGCGAGACGGCGCGCTCGACGAGGCCCGACAGCATCGTGTTGATGGCGCCCTCGGGCAACCCGAACGACTTCACGAGGCCCTGGAGTTGCTCCGCGCCGATGATCTTGAGCTCGTCGATGACGGCCTTCTTCAACTCCACGCCTTCCTCGGGCGACAAGCTACCGTCCTCGAGCGCCTTCTGCAGCTTCGGGCGGAGGTCCGCCTCGGCGTGCGCAACGGCCGCCTGCACCATCACCCACAACTGGCTGACGATGGCGCCGAACTTGGAGTCCTTCGCCTTCGCGCGGATGGCGGAGCCGATGATGGCCATGACGACCGTCAGGACGGTGCCGGCGAGGCCGATGAGGCCCTGCCAGACCAGGCCCCACGTCGAAGGCTCGGGCGGGGGAATTGGTGCGTCAGCCCCGAAGGCCTGGATGGGCAGGACGACGGCCGCGAGGACCAGGGAGAAGCCGATGAACGTGATGGCGAAGCGGACGGCGCGCAGTGCAAACGTTTGCATTGAACCTCAGGTGGAAAGCGTGACGGGGAATGGACCCGGGCGGACCGGGAGGCGAAGCACAGCTGCCAGGCTTCGGTAGCCCAGCACGTCGCCGCGCGTGATGCGGGCGACCCGGACGCGAGCTCCGCGCTTCAGCGCGTCTGCGTAGGTAAGGGTGGTGTGGTCGCCGCCAGCTGCGCCGAGCGACACGCCACGACCCAGGTCGAGCTCGATGTGCGACGCGCGCCCGTTCGAGCCGAAGAAGATGAGCCGATTCCAGCCAGGCTGCTCGGTCGGCTCCATGTCGGGCAGCAGGTGCCAGAGGTGGTCCGCGTTCCACCAGCCTCGGAGGTCAGGGGCGCCCGACGCCAGCGCTGCCCACTTCACCAGGCCGACGCAATCGAACGCCAGCGAGTCGCAGCCAAGCTGGCGCACCGGTACGTTCTTCGCCTGGCCGTCCAGCGGGTCGACGCGCACAGCCCAGTCGCCGTTTCCGGCCCAGACGTACGGGAGGCCGACCTGCCGCAGCGCGGCGTCCACCACCTTCTCGTCGAAGCGCAGGGGCGTCACTTGCGAACCCTCCGCGAGTCCTCAACCGACGCCAGCTTCGTCTTCACCTCGACGACGGTGGCCTCGAGCGCAGCGAGCCTCGCGCCGTAGTTCGACGACAGGCCCTCGACGCGGGCCTTCACCGCCCGGACTTCCTCGTCGTTCCGCGAGAGCTTCTCGAGCAGGACGCGCAGGTCGGTCTTCACCTCCGACATGTCCGCCCGGAGCTGCTTCACGTCCTCGGCGACAGCCCGCTCGGCCTGGACCTTCGCCGCCTCTGCGTGCTCTTCGGTCTTGTCGGCCTTCTTGAAGCGAGCGCCGATGAGCGTCTCGACGATCTTCCACGCGACGATGCCGCCGCCGCCCGTGCCCACCAGCTTCAGGAGCTCCACCGAGCCGTCATCCATTGGAGGCCTCCACGATGATGCTGCGAGGCTCCTGAATCTCGATGAGGCGCTTGACGTGCTTGGAGACGGTGGCCAGGACGTCGAAGGTCTTCTCCTGCAGCAGCGACTGGGCCGTCTGCGCATTTGCGATGCGCCCCACGTCGGTGCGAAGCCCCGACACCTCGCTGCGCACGGTGCCCATGTCGGCACGCACTGCAATGAGGTCGCGCCGCACCGTATCCAGCTGCGGCTCGATCTTGTCCAGGCGGTCCTCGTGGTCATCCAGAGTGGGCGAAAAGTGCTCGCGCATCTTCCGCTCGATGGCATCCAGACGATCTGCAACTACCCGCTGGCATTCACTGCAGGGGGCGGCGTGGGGGGCGTCGCTCATGACTCAGACTTAACCCCCACGCAGCCTTTGCGGCAGTGCCGAAATCACACCGCCTTGAAACTGAAGTTCCAGAGCACATTCGTGGCGATCGGGAACGTGCCGCCAAAGAAGAGCGAGACGTTTCCCGACGTGTCGATCTCCAGGTAGGCGCCAGTGCTTGTTCCGGTGTCGACAGGAACATGGAACCGGCTGTACGCGCTCGGTCGAACGGAGGCATCAAGTGTCGCAATCTGCGTCCCGTTGACGATCGCCGACGTGATGTTGGACATGCCCTCGAAGTGGGCGAATCCCATGCTGTCGCGCACGTAGCGAGGGGCTGCGTACCCTGCTGCTGCAGCGTTGTTCGCGGCCAGGGAGACGTTGGCCCATCCGTTCTGCGTCTGCTCCTGCCCAACGACGATACGCCCGCCCGAGTCCAGCACCAGCATGTCGCGCGCGGTGTAGCCCGTCTGGAATCCGCCGTTGTAGGTGCCGGCGTCCTTCGCGCCCAGCATCAGCAGCGGGGTGGTGTCGTTGTTGGCGTACACCTGCAGTCCCTGGCCGAGGACGACGCGCCCGTACGTCTGCGTTGCGCTGTCCCGAACCCAGGCGCTGCCGTTCCACGCGCAGTTGTAGGTGAATTCGAGGCCCGCCCCCATGCCGTTGGTGGCGCCCGATGCCGGTGGCGAGGCGTAGATGCGCGCGTAGATGGCCGGCGTCGTCTGCACCTGCCAGCGGAGGAAGAGACGGCGCCCAGCTCCAGCTGCGACGCCGACGATGGACGGCGTGACGGCATCGGGAGGCTGAAGCGAAAGCGTGCCTCCGGTGAATGAGCCGCCGTTGAAGTAGGCGTTGCTGCTGCCGCCCATCTGGAGCGTGTCCGTGATGGTGACCGTGACGCCCGCGCCGAACGTCGCATTCGAGTTGAACGTCTGGATGGCCGACCAGGTGTGCGCGGTCGACTCGAAGGCGTCGAGCCAGACAATCCACTGGTAGACGAGTTTGAACCACCAGTTAAACCACTGGGCTGGCGGCTTCGTCGCGGCTACCCAGCCAAGCTGCTTCTCGGCGATGAGGGGTTCAACGACTGCGGCGCTTCCACTTGTGGCCCACTCGGGCAGGACAGTCGGCTTACTCATTGCGTCTCCTCAGGCGCGAACTACGCCAGTGAACCAGCCGCCAGTCGTCGGGGCTGAGGTGTTGCTGAATCCAAAGTCGATGTCCGCCTCGGGCGCTGCGCTCGTCGCGAACGTGAAGTTGTGGTCGTCCGGTCCGCACGGGTACAGCACGGAGACGCCGACGCCTGCAGCCCGCGCGGCCTTGATGATGCGGCCCAGGCGCTGGATGAGCGTCCCGGAGTTGAAGGCAGCGCCGCTTGGCCCAAGCGACAACTCGAGTCCAGCAGGCGCGAACTGAACGACGCCGAGTGTGTAGCCTGCACCCTCAGTCGCAACGAGGATGGGCACCAGCGCGGCGATGATGTTCTCGACGGTGCCGCTGCTGCGCAGGGCGATGATGCGGGCCTGGATGATGGTGCGGTAGAGCGCGTCCGCCTCGCCTCCGCGCTCCTCACCGACGACTGCGCCGAGGCGGTCCAACCAGATGCCTGTGGCCGTCGACACCGCCGTCATGTCGATGAGGCCCCACACGGCGTCCTCGAGCCCCTGGACGATGCCGCCCAACTCGCCCAGCAGCGCCATGAACTTCGACGCCGTGCGGTACTGGCCCAGCGCTCGAGCCTGCGCGCGCGTGACGAAGTCCAGGACGTGCGACAGGCCAGGCGACGACGCCGGGTAGGTGGCCGTCACCACCGTCAGCGCCGATGTTGTCCCCGAGGCCACCGGCTCCGTCGCCAGCTGCACCCACGGTAGGCCGCCCACGAGGACGAGGCCCGCGCTGTCGGCCGTTACGTCAGCCGCGCTGGGCGTGGCCACCCACAGGTACGCGGCTGCAATGGCCGTCAGGGTGGGCGCCGTGCGCGCACCGCCCGCCTTGTCGGTGTAGCTGGCGAACGTCGGCGCAGCGCCCGTCCAGAGCGCCCCAGCCGTGTCCTCGGCGTGGAAGGCGAAGAACTGGTTGCTGTTGTCCGTCTTGTGGATGGCCAGCGTGATGCGCCGGGGCTCATTGCCCGCGCCGCAGTCGACGTAGGCGACGCGCCCGGCCGTCTCGTCGGCGTCAGTGGGCAACACCTGGTACAGCCCGCCGCCCAACTCGGTGATGCCCGGTGACGCCTGCGCCGCGCCCGCCTTGTCGACGTACGTCAGCACCATGCCCGCGGCCGCACCCAGAACTGGCGCTCCGCTGCTGTCCGTCACCAGGAAGGGGCGCGCGTCAGCCATGGCTGTCACCCGAACGGGTACGCGTTACCCGCGCCCGCTCCGTAGAGTGCTGCGATTTCGGTGCTGGTGAGGACGCGGTTCCAGACGCCCACTTCGTCGAGAGCGCCGGTGAACACCCCGTTGTAGCCAAAGTACGACCCACCACCGAATCGCAACGAAACGGCCGGACCGGTGAAGAGTGCGACCGGGTTTGCGATGCTGGGTACGCCGTTCAGCCACGCCTGCAGGTGCGTCCCTGAATACGTCAGCGCGTAGTGGTTCCAAACGCCGGTGGCGTAGGCGAAGGCAATCTCTGTCGCGCTGTTGCCGTACCAGTGCACTCCAATGATGGCGCCCAGCAGCAGCACGTCGATTTGCTGGAACCCTGCTGGCGTGCCGTATCCGATGATGTTCGCGGACTGCGTCCCCGCGACCTTGAACCAGAACGAGAGTGTGCGTGCAGCTGCCCCGACTGGTGGCAAGACACCGGTATCTATGGCCCCCGGCTGCGTGACTTGAGCCCCCTGCCCAATCTTGCCCGTGCCCCACGAAACGCCAGTCCCCGTGAGCGTCCCCGTGGTGCCTCCAACGAGGTCGGTCGCGTTGCCGTCCAGCCGCCAGTACGCCGCGAGGCCAGTCAGCAGCGACGAGAGCTGGGCAGCCGCCAGCATGAGGGGAGCGCCAAGCATCAGCGCACGTCCTTCAGCAGCGAGGCGATGACGGTTGAGCCGGTGCAGTAGTAGGTCAGCACGTCGACAGCTCCAGCGGTTGCAGTCAACGCAGGGGCCGTGCCTCCCGCGAACTTCCACGCGGTGCCGAAGGCGATGGTGCGCGGCGTCGCACCCTGCGTGATGACGATGACGCCGTGCTGCCCTGCAGCCATGTTCGACGGGTTGGCGAGGGTGGTGTTCTCCGTCGTCGTGTGCGTGAAGTTGTTGGCCGTCGAGAAGTCTGTGGCCATGCTGGCGCCTGACGACACCAGCGCAACTGGGCTGCCACGCTTCGCCCCTGCCAGCGACTGGGCGACGGTCGACACCAGCCCGCTGACTGTGGCGCTGGCGAGGCGAGAGAAGGGAGAGGGCGTCAGGCTCATCACGGCACCCCGTTGATGGACACGACGCCGATGCGGCTCGTGTCGAAGGCGGCCCGCTGACGCAGGCTGATGGGCACAGTGACACGTGTCGTCGGCGTGGGCGAGGTGCCAATGGCGCAGGACACGTCCAGGATGCCAGGCACAGCCGCAAAGACGTCGGCCTCGAGTCGCGCCGCAACCGTGTCGATGCCCAGGCCGCGCGCGTTGCCAGCCGCGACGATGGCCGCCTTCACCTTGGCGTCGCCGTCGATGGGGTACGCGCTGGCGTCCTTCGTCACCGACACCGCGACGTAGACGCTGACGGAGGCAGGGCGGCTGAACTTGATGGTGTGGGGGTTGCCCTGGCTGTCGCTGATGCTGCCCGTGACTCCTCCGCACGTCTCGATGCCAGCCGCAATGGAGGCGAAGATGGCCGCGCGCACCGTCGCGTCCAGTCCGCCCTCGATGAGGGCCTCGACAGCGTGCGGCGTGATGCTGTCCACCGTCGCGTCGGTGGTGTTCTCGAAGACGGTGCAACTGGTGACGCCCGTCGTCTTGAGGATGGCCGCGCGCAGTGCATCAAGGGACGACGTGCCGATGCCTGCAATCTCGCGCGTGCGTCGCGCGCGCAGCTCGGAGTCAGTCTCGAGCGCCCGGCCAGCAGCCGCGTCGGGGACATTCACCACCGAGGCCCATCCAGCCACCGGCGTCTCAATGGTGGCGACGCTGCCCGCGTACCCCTGGACAGCGCCCGTCACCGTCGCCTGCGCAGCCACCAGCGCGAAGGCTGCGCCCGTGCCAATGCGCGTCCACGTCATGCCGCCGTCAGTCACTGGGCCTGCGCCAGTCGGCGCGGTGCTGCCCGAGGTGCCAGCCACCGTCGCGTACCAGAGGGCGCCGCTGGCGCTGCGCACGTCGCCGACCGAGTAGGCCGTCGTCGCTGCCCAGGCTGCCGCTACCGCCAGCGTCGCAGAGGCCGTCGTCTGAAAGCGCGCGCTGGTGCCCGCGACGGAGGCGACACGCCCGACGGGAAGCACCGTTGCTGCGGTGCCGACGCAGGCCAGCGTCACCGTCGAGTAGGTGGCTACCTTCCGTGTCGTGCCCGTCAGCGCGCACAGGTTGTCGAGGACGACGCCCGTTGCGCTGCCGGGGTTGAGTGCGCCAGCCACGGCGAGCGCCAGTTGCCAGACGTCGTACAGTTGCTCCGAGAGGATGTCGGTGTACTGGCCCAGGCGACTGCGACTGTCGACGTTGGCCTGCGCCCCGAAGGTGCGACGAAGGGCAGCGACGACGGTGTCGCGCACCTCCGCCAGCGTCTGGGCATTGAAGCCCGTGGTGGTGACTCCGTACGGTGCGGGCATTTCAGTTGCCTCCCAGGTTGATGCCGAGGGCCAGCTCGAGAGTCGCGCCCGTCGCGGCGGTTGCGCCGAAGGCCACCGTCAGCGTGCGCGAGGCCTGCGAGACGATGAGTTTCGTCAGCGACGTCATGCCGGGCGTACCAAGGATGACTTCACGGAAGATGGCGTCCAACTCGCCCACCGTCGGCTTGTGCCCGAGAATCTTCTCCAGCCACGGCACGCCCAGCGTCGTGTCGAGGAAGCACTCACCAGCGAACGTCTGCAGGCGTGACTTCAATTCGCTGACGATGGCTGCGGTGCCAGACACCACGACGATGTCGCCGTTGCTGTCGAGGCAGATGTCGCCGTTGGCGTCGAGCGCGAAGTCCCTCATGGCCGTGTCGACCGACGTCGTGCTGGTGACGTCTGGCGTGGGGCTGGTGATGCCAACAGTCCATGAGAATGAGATAGGCATCAGGCCTCCAGTCCGCTGGTGTCGATGGCGTACACGTCAACCACTACATCACCTGGCCACCCGCCCGCGCGCACGAGTGAGTAGCGCCATCCTCCTGCAATGGCCGTCCGCGTCGATGACACCGAGTACAACGCCGAGAATCGATCGCCCGTGTGCGCGAGCTCCTCGAGCCCCAGCGCCTGGAAGCGCACTGCGATGATGCTGCGGCGCAGCGCTGAGTTGTCCGTGACGTCGATGACGAGGGCGGTCGATGAGGTCAACTGCAGCGACGTCGCCGGCGTGATGAGCGTGACGACTGGAGGCAGGATGTCGGCGGGCGTTGCCGCAGCAACAGCCAGGTCCATCAGGACCATCGACGACAGCGAGCTCACGCCGCCTGCGTCGATCACCTCTGTCGCACCAAGGACGCCGGTCGCCATGTCGCCCTCTCAGCAGATGAACTGCATGCCGGGGCACGGCACGGCAAAGTCGCCGACGATGATGCGCGTCTGTGTGCTGTCGTTGAGCGGGTCGCTGTAGCCGATGGTCGCCTGCCCGGTAATCAGCAGGTCGGGGATGATGCCTCGTGGCTGCCACGCAGGGGTGTACTGCGCCACCTCGACAGGCCAGGTCGGTGCTTTTGCCCCAAACACGCTCCCACCAACCACGCCCCCGCCTTGCTGCGTGCTCCCGCCGTAGGTGGTGCCGCGAATGCCGCCACCAGAGACAATGGTCGAGTTGCCCACGTCGCGCGCGATGAAGTTCGCGGCCGTGTTGAGGCCAGCGAAGGTCCAGGCCCCGCGCCCCGTGCCACCCGAATGGTAGGCGCAGAACACGTTCCGCGTGTCGCTGGCGTCCTGCCCGGTGGACTTCAGGACCGCCAGTCCGCAGTGGAAGCGCCCCGACCCAGAGCGGCTGACGAAGTAGTAGAACTGCCCATCTGGCGCGAAGATGAAGTGGCCGAGGTGCGTGCCGAGAACGGCATCGCTGTAGGCAACGCCTGCTCCGACTGACGTGAGCGTAGTCCCCGCGTTGAAGAGTGAAATCGCCGCAGGCAGGACCGTCGGGCTGATGCCGACCGTGGTGAAGCCGCCGTCAGAGATTTTCGAGAGGGTGACGCTCCACATGTTCGACGATGCCACCGGTGCGGCGCTGACGGCGGTGGCGATGAGAATTTGGTAGCCCAGCGTCACGTTCTGCCCGAGCCACCACGACCGGTTCACCGCTGCGAAGTTCACTTTCGCGAGGTCCATCGTCGCGCCCCACTGGTCGGTCACTGCCGACGCCGTGGTGCCGTCGCAGCTCGCGACGTGCGCCCAGACACTGTTCGCGTCGCGCGTCCCGACCTGGGTGCCCGTGGTGATGACGTTGATGAGGCCAGCGCGCAGCATGCACCCCCAGCCGCGCACCAAGTTGGCCTCCGACGTAACGCTGTCGGGATGGGGGACGTTACCGCGTGGGACGTACAGCTTTGAGAGGGCCGGGAGAGCCATGCCGTCACCCTACGTCACTGCGTAGACCAGCGCACCCCGTCGAGTGACACCCAGCCGTTGCCGCCACTCAGCACGACGCAGGTGCCGTCTGGGTAGATCTCCAGCCGCCCCTGGCCAGCGTCCGTCGTCAGCGGGAAGTTCATGTTCCACCTGGGCCGCGCCGCAGCGGGGAGGGTGACGAGGCTATGGCCGACCCCAACGAGGCCTCCTGTGATGAAGCCGCGCAACTCCCAGTCCCCCCACGGCAGCGCGCGGTACGCCGTCTGCGTGTGGATCGTGTCGTACATGGCCCACGATGCTCCAGGCGCGAAAGCCACCCATGGCGCCGTCGTCGTGATGGCGCGGTACATCGCGTAGGCCGTCGCCCGCAGCGCGGCATCCACTGATGAGGGAAGCGAGTCCGCGACTGGCGCAACCTGCTCCGCGCCGTCGATGCCATGCGTCAGCACCTGGCGCAGCAGGTTCGCGTAGGCATCCGCGCGGGCCTTCTCCCAGGTCTCCACGACGAGTTGGCCGCTCATGCCGTCTTCACCTTCTGGCTGCGGTGCGCTGCGTCAGTCGCGCGGAAGTTGGTGATGGCCGTCGAGGCGGACTGCAGGCTGGTGGCTGCCGTCGTCACCTGCGCCACCACGACACCGAGTGGAGTCGCCGCCATCGCGCCGCCAACAGTGGGTACCGCGAGGGCCGTCGTCGCCGTCGCGAGGCTTGCTGCGGCTGCGGTGAGAGCCGTCGCGGCGGTGGCGAGCTGCGCCAGTAGGGTGTCCAGCATCGTGTTCTCGTCGGCGGTGTAGGTGGTGCCCAACACCAGCGCCTCTGTCGGTGGGTTGGCGTCGTCGCCACCCAACTCGATGCCCGCCGCTCGAGCGACGACTTGCGGCCCGCCGTCCTTCCCCCACGTCGCCGCCGACGTTGACGCGCCAGTCCACGGCTTCCCGTCGTCGTGCAGGCCCGCGATGGCGATGGCGTCCGCCAGGTGGTGTCTGCGGAGGTCCGGAGGCTGCGACACGCCACCAGCGGGCTGCCAGGCGTCCAGGGAGGCCTCGGCGAACACCAGCAGCACCGTGTCGCCCTGGGCAACCGGGTACGTCCCCCGGAAGCCACCGCCCCCCGTGAATGTCACCGGGACGTGCGTCACCACCGGGAGGGCGTACCAGGTGAAGGTGCCGTCCTCCTCCAGTGCAAACGCTTGCACCAGCGGCTGCGCGTCAACCGTCTGCGTCGCCGCGTCGTAGGCCTCCACGCGCGCAGGCAGCGCCGTGTGGACGCCCTGCAGGCGCCTCGTCAGCGCGGTGTCGATGACGTCCGCGAGGGTGGGGGAGTAGCTCACGCCGTCGACCCTACCGCATCTCTCTATGATCCGACCCAGAGTGACTTCAGATCGCCAACGTCTCGCCTCGTCCTTGGCACTGCCAGCGGGCTCTTGAAGGCGGTGCCGTACCAGCGACCGGGGCAAGCGCCGCGTCAGTCCGGCTGGTCCACCAAGAGGAGAACTTGAGAGGCCGACGCGCGTAGTGGCACGTTGAAGGTGTGGTGTGTCAACCTCACTTGTCGAAAAGTGAGCAAGTCGTTGCTCACAAATCGTCAGACCTGAATCGCCTCAATCTCGGTCGACCACGAGTCGCCGCCGCCATGCGTATCGCCCGTGTGGGTCACCTTGTTCGCGCGAAAGCCCTCCTTCTTCACGGGCTGCCCGTTGACGGATACCGTGCGCTCGACCTCGAAGCGTTGGCCAGGGCGCAGGCGGGGCTCGAGCAGCACCTTCAGCTTCCACACCTGCGGCCCGCCCTTCGCGTCGGGGGTGCCAAGCGTCGGGGTGCCGATGAGCCCGGTGTTGGGAGTGAAGAGCGGACCGGCGTCCTTCGTGAAGCCGGTGGGTTTCAGCGCCTCAAAACGCCCGTCCTGCAGGCTCCACGAGTAGCCCTCTGCCGCCATCACCTCCGACAGCTCGGCGGCAGCAAGGCCGTGTGCCGCGTAGCCGCTGACGTAGGTACGCGTGAACTTGCTGGCCACGTCCAGGACGTTGCCTGGGTCTTTGGCGATGGCCTGTACCAGCTTGCCCGTGAAGTCCTTCACCGATGCGCCGGGCTTCATCGACTCGTTGATGCGCACTGTGGTGTAGGCGCGCTCGCCGTCACCGCAGCGGATGCGCGTCACCCAGTCCGTACCCTGCTTCTCTGACTCGACGATGCGCGTGGTGCCGCTGAAGCACTGGCTGATGCCGCTGGCGTACCCGGCCAGCAACACCACGGGCGTGCCCTTCCCCTCGAGCGCCGCACGCGATGCAGGCCCGAGGTTGTAGACGGCGATCTCAGACTTGTTCGGCTCGGGCTTGTCGTCGCGCTCCACCTTGAAGGTGACGCGCAGGTCGCTGATAACGAGCGCCTGGACGAACGGGTCGTTGGGTTGCTTCGTCGGTTTGCCGACGATGAGCTGCACCCGCCTGTCGTACAGTTGCTGGCCGCCGCTCACAGGTCACTCAGCGAGAGGTAGTACAGCTTCACGCGGCTGCCCAAGTCGTCGAAGGCTGCCTCGAGCGACTGGCCCGACGTGTCCACGGCCGTCAGCACGCCAGGCGGAAAGCCAAGCCGCCCGGGGAAGTGGCCCAGCATGTCCGTCCCCAGCACCACGCGGATGCCCTGCGCCAGCGGCGTCCCCTCGGCGTCACCGAGATGCAGGTACCAGCCCGAGTCGCGGTGGTTCCACCGGAACTCGAATGTGTACCCGATGGAGTCGAGTTCAGTGACGAAGGAGAAGTGAGCACTGGAAACGGTGATGGGGAGCACGACTGCCATACGTGCACCCTACCGCCGCAGATGCGCATGGGACAGGCGCCGCCGTACTGATCACCGTAGGAACTGCGCGGTCACGACGCCGGTCTTCGCATTGAATCGACAGATGAATGGGTTGCGCAGCGGAACGCCGAATGCGTTCTTGGCCTCAACCCATGACTTGATCTCCATGTCGCAGTTCGCTGAGTAGCTCGATGGGTCATCGCGGAACTGCTGGAACTCTGCAGTGGACGGGGCCCTCAACTGCTCACGCACGAGCCGTTCGCACGTCGCCTCAAAGGTCGACGTCTTTTGCACGCCTGGGACGCGCCCATTCGAGCAGAGCCACGGACGGATACCATCCGTTACGTCCGTCTCGGAGTACGCCATCGGCTCGATCGTCACCATAGGGTCTGACTTTGCCGGACGCTGAATCGCGAGCATGTGGTCAGCGAATCGACCCGACCTGATACGGTACCACTCCGTTCCTCCCTGAAACGTGACCAGGTGCTCCAGATCTGATTTCTGGACAAGGTCATCAACCTGGACCGTTGTTCCAGAAACCTGCCAACGCCACGCAGCTGGCTTCCCGCGCGTGCGTGTCATGGTGGCTGTCCCGTGAGGCATCAACTTCGCGAAGTCGTAGGTGATGAGGTCGACGTCACCGTCCTTCACCTTGCCGTAGACAGGTACCGAGGCCGGCGCATCGAGCACCTTCTCGAGCATCGCAACCCACGCTGCCTGGCCCTTCCACGGAGCAACTCTCACCGGCTCTGGAGCCGGAGGCTGGTAGTTCCTGCACGACCTGTACGCCATGATGATGGGCGTCCATAGAATCACCATCACCACCAACTTCCCCCACGCGACTGGCTTCTTTTGCATTCAGACACAGTACACGCAGCGCCAATTTTCAGCCGCTGGACAGGCGTTTAGGGCGTGACTCCGTCGCGTTGTCTGGGCCGTCACTTGAGGTCTGGCAGGAGTGCAGCAAAGTCCATCATCTCCTTGCGGAGTCCTCGCATCGTCGGAGTTCTACACTCCTGCTTCTTCTCGTCAGAGTCTTCGAAAATGCACTCGGCGATTGAGATCACGGATGGGTCATCGCAAGTGAGCATCCGAATACCTCTAGCCTTCGCCACTTCAAATGCCTTCGCGTCGATATGAGCAAGCATCCGCTCCTTCTCATCAAGCTTCGCTGTGGTCCCATTCTCAGCAGCGTGCTTGGTAGCAAGCGGACGCATGCAACTCAGCGTCGTGGCTCCCGCCTGCTGCGCGTGTGGCTTTTCAAGGGTCAGGACCTCTACAAGTTCACACTCATCGAAGTAGACAGATCCGAGTGACATGCCCTTTCCGTTCGCGCGGACCAAGATCATCTGCCCAGCCTCGATGTTCGTGAATGCGCTCCGCTGAGATGGACTGATTCCGCACCTGAGCGTTTTGAGCATTCCGTCACCACTGAGCGCGACGTATGGGTCGCCAGCGACTGGCACGCGGACCATCTTCACTTCGCCCAGAATCGTCGCCCGGAATCCCTTCCAGAGGTCATCGCCTGCCAGCTCATTCTTCCCGTACTTCTCGATGATGTTGGAGGCGAGTTCTGGAAGTGATGACGCACCTGGCCGTGGACGCACGCCGCGCCCGACAGGTGGCGCAGCCGGCTCTTCCTCTCCACTCAGCGGCGGAGGTAATTGGACTGGGGCCTGGGCAACTCGCTTGGCCTCTGCGCGCTCTTCCTGATGGCGAAGGTTCTCAGCGACGATGACGCTGACGACACCGCCCACCACGCAGAGGGCAGCGAGGGTTCCGATGACCTGCAGAGTTCCACCGACAACACCGCCACGAGAGTTGGACATGTATCAATGGTACATGCAGCGCCTAGTTTCAGCCGCTGGGCAGGTGTTCAGCCCTTCGTCAGTGCCTTGCCGATGTTGAAAATGCCCTTCGCGACAGAGCGCGTTTGCTCGGGTGTTGCGGGGGTCGCGTTCTGCTTGCCTTGGTTCGGTGGCGGTGACTTAGTTGACTTGGTGGGTACCTTCGTCGGTACCGCTGCCAGTTGCGTCGTCGAGTTGGTGACGAAGCGCACCTCTTCGAAGGTGGCGCTGAACTTGAGCGCATCGCCCACCTTCGCGTCGCGCGTGTAGCTGAGCGACGTGAGGATCATGCTCTTGTACTTCCGCAGGGGGCCGCTCACCGCCAGCGCAGCGCGGTCGTTCTTGAAGGCCAGCAGCACCGCGAGCTGGCGCAGCGCGTAGCCGCCAGCACCAGGCGAACCAGCGCCGCCAGAGACGTCCTGCTTCAGCGCGAACTTGGTGCGGTCGATGGCCTCGAGTCCCTGCGCCGTCTGCTCGTTGGTACCCACGGGCGTGTTCGAAATGATGCCGTCGACCTGGACCTTCTCTGGCGCCACTCGAGCGTGGTCGGTCGGCGAGATGCCGCTCTCGACCGGGTACCTCGTGAGCTCGACCGTGCCGGTGTGTTGCTCCGTCAGCGTCGCGTCGACCGTCAGCTTGAGTCCCGCCGCGTTCTCGATGACGACCCGTTCAGCCTTCGATGGTGCTCGCTCGCTCATCGCTTCACTCCCGCAACTGCGTGTGCTGCCGAGGCCTTCTCACTCCACCACGTATCCATCTGCTTCGTGACCTCGACACCGACCGAATGGGCATCCTGTCCAGGCGCTGCGTGGACAGTGACGGTTGTCCCGGTGACGTTCGTCTGAGCCATCACGTAGTTGGCGCGCTCCTGCGATTGAGCGGTGCCCTGCGGCGTAAGTGAGGCCTCCCCGAATGCGCTTGCCCCGTTCGCCACGTTGACGAAGTGGCCGCCGAGTCGAGCAGCTGCCTGCTCTGGCGTTTCGCCAGGCCGGACCTCACCGACCTGCGCGCTGCCGTATCCGCGCTTGCCCATGATGGCAGGCAGCAGGCGCTCTTGAATGTCGTTGAGGTACCACCAGGCCTTCTTGATTCCGGCGATGAGCCAGTTGTCTTCCTTCGATGGCTCCGACCATGACTCAATCCATGCCGCGAGTTCTCCTCCGAACTCACCCATGATCGAATCCCCGCCCTGCAGCGTCACGTAGATGTCGTCGACGATGAGGGCGAGAATTACGAGGGCACCAGCAAGCGCAAAGACGGTGACGTCGGCAGCGCCCCATGCCGCCGCTGCTTCCCATCCTGCGGCAACCATCGAGACGCCAAGTGCGATGAAGCCGCCCTCTGCTGCGGCAGCTGCGGCGACCATTCCGATCATCGTACTGATTGCGACAATGCCTGAGGCGACGACGTAGCTGGCAATGGCGATGCCGATGAACTTCAGGACGTTGACGAAGTCTTCGAAACGCTTCACCACGAACTCGACGACGGCGGCTGTGCCCTTCAGGAACCTGATGACGCCCTCGAGCCACTTCTCGACGCGCTGGCGCACCAGCTGGTTGTTGGCCTTCCACCACTCCTTGAAGCCGTCCAGCATCGGCTGAAGGACGGGAATCAACGTCTCGCCGATGTACTGTGAGAAGCGCGCGACGATGCGGTGGACGCTGCCCATGCTATCGCCGAAGGTGTCCGCAGCCTTCACTGAGTCGGTGGACATGATGAGGTCGAGGTCCTGCGCCTCCTGCGCCATCGCACGGATGCCGGCGCCGCCCTCAGACAGCAGCCCGCCCAGGGCCTTCGCGCCGCGCCCGAAGACGGCCATTGCCGCGTTGCTGCGCTCTGCGCCCTCGGGCAGCTTCAGCAGGCCGTCCGCCGCCTCGTACATGACTTCGGTGGAGTCGCGCAGGTTGCCGCTGGCGTCGGTGACGCGCACGCCCAGCTTGGCGAAGGCTGCCTGCGCCTCCGCGCTTCCTCCCTTCGCCTCGCCCATCGTCTTCCCCAGCACCTCAAGGGCGCGCGTGGCGTCCTCGAAGGTAGAGCCAGACTGTTCCGCTGCATAGCCGATGCCCTGCAGCGCGTCGGTGGCGATGCCGCTTCGCGCGGAGAGGTCCGCAACCTTCGAGCCGTACTCCTCCGTGCCCTGGACTGCGTCCACGAGGAAGGAGGCGAGGGCCTGGGCCGCGTCGACGAGGAAGCCCAGCCCCTTCTCGAGCCCGTCAACGGCCAGCTGCGCGGAGGCGAACTTGGACTCGTCAGCGTCGAGACCCAGCGTGAGGAACAACTCGCGTACGGACTCCATGCGTCACCCCTTCTTCGATGCGGCCGCTCGAGCTTCCTCGAGTGCGTCCAGCGCGTCACAGGCATTCAGCAGGTCGCCCAACGTCCACTGCGACTGGAGTTCCACGAGGGAAGCCCAGCCCGCGTCCATCACTCGGTAGCAGGGCCAGACGGCGAGGACGGCGTCTGGAGCTTGGAGAGGAATCCCGTCTTGCTTCCGATGGCGGACAACCCGCTCTTCAGCACGTCGAAAAAATCCTGGTAGTTGACCTCCACCGCCCACGCCAGCACCTTGAAGACGGTGAGGAGGCGCGCCTGCATAGCGATGTCGAAGATGGTCAGCAACCGGACCTGCTTCCCCTCGTAGGTGATGAGGCAGGACTCGAGGAGCTTCTGGGTGAGGGCCTTCAACTCGGCGGGGTTGCTTGAGGACAACCCCTGAATCGCCTTCGCGACGCCCTTCAAGGCCATCGTCCTGTCGCCGCCGACGTCGCCAAGCCCATCGACTACGGGCGAGAGGAACTTGGTGATGCGGGGGAAGGTCTCGAGCGAGGCCCAGGCGGGCAGGGGAGTCAGCTCGAAGTCGAAGCCATCGATGGTGCGGCGGTGGGGCTCAATCATTGCGTCTCCGAAAGAAGAAGGGCGCCAGTGCAATCGCGTGCACTGACGCCCTGCAAGCTACGCCGTGCGACTCGTTACGTCACGTCAGCACGTCTCGATGGCCCCGTTGGTGATGAAGCCATGCCACCTGCACGGGGGCGTGAGGGCATCGATGGACGGGCGCACCGTGAGGTTCTCCAGCGTGCCTGCGACCGACCAGATTGGCGGAACCGCCTGGAAGACGGGCCCGACGGGGATGCTGATTTGGTGCTCGCCGCATGCTGGGCATCGGAAGCGCAGCCGACCGTCGGTCAGCTTCGGGTCGAGCTCGGCGAGTCTCACGTCAGCCCGTTCCCGCCGATGAACACCTCGAGCTTCGGCACCTCGAGCGTCCACTCGCGTCCGGCGATCTCCTTGCCGTACTGCACCTGCGCTGGCTTCAGCAGGTAGGCGTCCGCGCCCATGACGACGGTGCGGCCCAACCCGTCGCGCAGCATGGCGACCCCCGTGCCCAGGCCAGTCACCTCGTCCAGCGCCATCTGCGTCGACAGGAAGTCATTCGACGAGGACGTCTGCATCACCGTGAACTTGATGGTGCCCGACTGGTTGCGATTGCGCGCGCGGGCGTACTCGCCGTCCGCGCCGATGTGCGGCGTCCACGAGTCCTCCTTGCGCTCGATGGTGATGAACGTGCCGTCCATGAAGCCGCTGATGAGGAAGCCGTTGAAGCTGAAGTTGATCTGCGCCGGGTCGTACGTGTCGAACATGGTCGTTCCTCAGTTGGTGCAGCGGGGTTACGCGCTCACGGAGCCAGAAATCAGCACTCGATGAATGGCGCCCGCGTACGTCGCGGCGAACACCACGTTGCGCAGTGTGCGTGAGGACTTGTCGAGGGCGCTGACGTTGGCAGCCTTGGGCACCGAGACGGTCCAGCCTGGCGCGATGGCGCCGCGCTTCTCGTCTTCCTGCAGCTGGCCGGCGACTTCGCCCGAGACGACGGCGATGCCCTCGTCGGTGTACGGCACCTTGGGGAAGGCAGCGAGGCGCCCGAAGACTCGCTCGCCCACGCGCGCCTGCAGGTAGTTGAGGTAGCGCACCAGGTCGCTGTACTTGCCCGACGAGGACTGGCCTTCCTCCGTCATCGGGACGCCCTGCGTCGTCTCGTAGAAGTTGCAGTACTTCGCCCGCATGTTGGTGCGCTGCGTAGCGGTGAAGGCCGTCACCGGGCAGCCGCTGATGGTCTTGAACTTCCACGTCTCGTCGCCGGGAGTGAAGGGCGCCACGACGCCAGTGAGGCCAGCGTCGAGGAAGTCGTCGGCGCCAGGGCTGAACTGCAGGTACGTGTTGTCGTACGCGCTGGCCTTCAGCAGGTACGCCACCGACGTGGTGTCGCTGCCGCTGGCGACGTTGGGGACGTTCGTCTCCTGCGTCTGCGCCTGGTAGAACTTCCCGTTGGCCTGCGCCCACGCCGCCGCCGCAGTCACCGACGCCGTCGAGTTGAAGACGGTGAGGAGGAAGTACCAGTCGCTCCGCACGAGGTTGATGGCGGCCAGGTCCGTCGCCACGCCCGGGTCCGCGTTGTCCACCGTGACGCCGATGTTGGTGAAGTCGGTGGGGGTGAAGCCGAACCACACGCCCGCCGTGCCCGTCAGCTGCACGTTGGTAATGCCGCCCGTCGCCGTGGGCACGCCCGCCACCGCAGCCGTGTTGATGGCCGCGAGGATGCCGGCGCAGATGGCCGCCAGCGTCGACGTCACGACGGTGCACGTCAGGGGCACGGCCACGCCCGACGTGCCGATGACGGAGAACTTGTAGACGAAGCCCACCGGCTGGACGACAGGGACGATGGTGTAGCGCGGCACCGGCTTGAGGGTACCCTTGCCCACCAGCACCTTGGGCGGGCGGGGGTTGGCGCTGAAGGCCTTCGACGCCGCCTTGTACTCCGGCGTGGTGGTGGCGAAGTCCAGGGCCACCGCCGTCGCGTCGGTATACTCGCGCACCACGTCAGCCGCGTTGCCAGTCAGCCAGGCCGAGGCCGAGTTGCTGAGGATGAGGGGCGTCCCGAATCCCGCCTGCGTGGGGTTGCTGGTGGCGCTGGTGATGGAGACGGAAACGACATCTGCGAGTGCCGACATGTGGACCTCAAGTCACCGTGGTGGTGGGGACAACTGTTGCGATGTAGCCAACGGCCTCAGTGGCCGTCGCGCGGAGGAGCAGCTTCACTTCCAGCACAGCCATTCCGTACCACACGCCCGAATCCTGCACAGGCACCCATCGGACGTGGCCTTCGTCCATGACGCCGATGCCCGCTGCATTCAGCGCGCTGCGTGCTGACGGTAGGCGCACACCTGACTGCGCCTGTTGCGCGAGGGTGCGCGCCGTCGAGTTGCCCGTGGTGCCAGGTGAGAAGAAGTTGACGGTGCACGACACGGTGCGCCAGCCCGTCGAGGTGAAGACGATCTCCGCGCCCGCAGGACGGCCCGCATCGAAGTCCCACGTCAAGTCATCAGCGGCGCCCTCGCTGACGAAGTCGCCGAAGTACACCTGTGCGCCTGGCCCAGGGAATGGGCTGGGGCCATTCTGGTGGCCGAGGACAATGGCCGCGTCGCCGAGTCCAGTCGACGACTTCACCCACTGCACCACCGCAGTCTCGACGTCAGCCCACGTCATTTGGCGGGCCTCACGAGGATGGCGCGGTAGAAGTTTCCGAGGTTGCTCCAACGCTGCACGGACTCAACCTGGTGCGCCAGCCCGAAGACAGTCACGGTGTCTGGCTCCGCAGCGTCGACGGTGCGTAGCTCGACGACGGTGAAGCACACCAGCTTCTCCGAGTTGCGGAAGCCATCCGGCTGCCTGTCCAACTGCAGGCCCGTCAGTGGCTGAATGTGCGCGTCGATGCTGAAGACGGTGGGCGTCCCCACCGTGCGCACGCCGTTGACGTACGCCGTCGCCCCTGGCCGCGTGACGACGTAGGTGCCCGTGGACAGCAGGCCCACCACGTCAGACATGTCCTCGAAGGCGCTCAAGGCGTCACCACGACATACGAAATTGAGGCGACAAGCCGCCCTGTGTCGACGAGAGGCCTCGAGCTGCCCTTGCGTGCGATGGTCATCGGGGCGTTGGGGACGAAGTTGCTGCCCGTGGTGATGCGCAGCTTCACGTCAGCCGCCGCGCGCTGCCCCAGCAGCCCGAGGGCCTGTTCCACCGTCAGCTTGCCGCGCACCACGCCCAGCGCCATGCGCGACAGCAGGGAGTTCCACGCGGACTTCTTCGCGTCGAAGGTACTGCGCAGGAAGGGGCGGGCAGGGATGCGACGTTGGGGCACGCCAAACTCGTGGATGACGGCGAGGGCGATGGTGTCGACGTTTCCCTCGCGAGGCGCGCGGGCAGAGTCGCCCATGACGCCCACCTTCACGTAGGGCTTCCTCGCCAGCGACTCACTCACCTTCAGGAGTCTGGCCAGGCCCTTGTCCTTGATGGTGAGTCGCGTGCGCATGGCGCCTCAGGTGACGAGAATGCGCCTGCCGAACAGACGAGTCAGCCTCACGTACTCCTGCCCGTACTTCGTCGACTCGAGCGCGGAGTTGCGTACGCCACCAGCGGGCTGCGCGTAGGACTTCGACACGCCGCCCATCGACACCGAGGTGAGCGGGCCGGGCGACGCAGCCCCTCCGCTGCGTACGTGCCTCACGGTTGCCATGTGCGCGGCCAGCTGCACGGCCAGTCTGTCAGCACGCACCTGACTCCCGGCTCCAGCCACGCCCACCTCGAGCTCGACGTCGGCCCAGATGGACGCCCATTGCGCGTCCGTCACCGTCGACAACTCGGCGGCAACCAGCAGCACGTCCGCTTTGTCGACGGTGAGGGCCATGGGCGGGAGCGCTTACAGCTTGGGGTTGATGGCGTCCAACTGCGCCGAGATGGCGTCCAGCACCGCCTGGCGCTTCTCAGCGGCCTGCATCGAAAGCAGGAGCCCCTTCGACACCGTCTTAGCCACCAACTCGATGGCCTTCTTCTCGGGCAGCTTCGCGATGTCCGCCGAGACGAGCTGCTTGCCGTCCTTCGACGTCAGCACCTCGATGATGTCCTCTTCGACGAGAGCCTTGAAGGCCTCGAACTTCGACACCTCGGCGAAGTCCTTCTCGTCGACGTCGTTGAGGCCAGGCAGGAGGTGCAGGTTGCCGGCGTGGTGCAGCCCTTCGCGGTTGTAGACAATCAGCATGTGCGTTCTCCGAGTCTGCGTGACGAGAGGGGCGGGACTTGAACCAACTGCAGGCCAGCGCGATGACGCGCTTCCTTCCCCCTCATGAAACCCGCCCCGGTGGTTCCACGCGACGTGCGCGCGTGGCCGGGGCGGGGTGCTGCCTGGGGAAAGTCAGACCCCGTCCGCGTAAATGACCGACAGCGGGTAGAAGCACTGCACGCCCGCGATGCGCGCGTGGCACGCGATGACCGAGTTGAGGCCTTCCTGATCGGGAGGGAACTGCTCGAACTCCTGCGGGATGACCAACATCAGCGCGTCCGGGTCACGCCGGTACGCCATCATGCGGTCCGTCGCCCCCGAGCCAGCGCCCGCCAGCTTCTCCCAGGGCTCGACCGCCTTGATGTACGGCGAGTTCCGCAGGAAGAACTGCAGGATGGTCGTGTCGCTGCCCGACTGCAGGGGCGTCGACGCGATGTACGCGTACTGCGCGACCGGCAGCAGCAGCGTGTCGGGCTTCTCGGCTTCCTTGGTGACGGTCACCACGGTGTGCACCGCCGAGTTCATGTCCTTGATGACCTCGAGGCCCGTCTTCGGCGTCGCGCCGAAGTTCCACTTCGTCTGGGTGCCAGCGCCAGCCGTGATGGTGTACGTCTGGGCCGACGCGATGTTCAGCAGGCCCACGAGGCCGGTCGCGGTGTCGCCGACCGCGCCGATGGAGTCGATCTTGTCCTCGATGGCCTGCCGCGCAGCGTCAGCCTTGCGCGAGTCCAGCGGCTTGCCGGCCAGGCGAGCGCTGCGGATCTCCTGCACGGAGTAGCCGTAGCTGGAGCCCATGCCCTTCACCGTGACGCTGAACTGCTTGCCCTTCACGTCCGCGCGGGGGAGGTCTTCCGCGTACGAGGCGATCAGCTTCGCCACGCCAACGCGGTCGTACTGGCTGTACGTCACCACTTCGGCGCCGGGGTCGACGGAGTTGTCGACCGGAACCAGGGTGCGAATCTTCCGCTGCGCGTACTTGATGTCGTACGACTTGGCGCGGATCTGCTCGAGTTCACGGGCGAAGAAGATGTTCTCAGCCGCGTCGAGCTTGGGGAGGTTGTAGCTGCGGGGTGCCATGTGTCAGTTCCTTTCAGGGGCTCGGCTTACGGCAGGTTGACTTCGACAACCGCGTAGCCGGCGATGGCAGCGGAGGTGAGGTAGCGGGCGGCGGTCCAGGCCACGGCGGTGGCCGTGTCGGCCGACGCGCGGAAGGCGCCCTTCTGGGTGCCACCGGAGCCCGAGGCGTAGCGCACGAAGACGGGCGAGGCAGGCGTCACGGCCTCCTCGACCTGCACGTACATGCGCCCGCGCTTCAGGGTGTTGATGAGGTACTTCGGGGGGATGCCCGCGCCCGCAGGCGTGCTGCCCGCCTGGCCCGGGTCCACCTGGTGGGTGTGCGCGGCGATGCCCACCATGACGGCGCCAGCCGAGGCGGGGAGCAGCGCGCCGAAGTCGGCGGTGCCCTTCATCACGGCGATGCCGAAGGGCAGGACGGCCGATGCCTCTTCGTTGATGTACGACAGGATGTCCGCGTCGCCGTTGTCGGCGAGCATGCCCGCGAAGGCGGCCGTCTGGTACGTCGAGTAAGCAGTCTGGCTCATGGTGTCGTCCTTGTGGTTGCTTGGGTTGAGTCGGACTTCAGACCGACTTCGCCGAGGTGAGGGGCTTCTTCCACGCGTCCTGCGAGGCCTTGATGAAGGCCTTCTTGGCCTCGTCGGCGTCCAGCTTCACGTCGGCGGGCTTCGTGCCGGCGTCCAGCTTGTCGGCGTCCTTCTGCCACTCGCTGTCGTCCTTCTCGGCGGCCTCGAGCGCCGCGTCGAAGCGGGCCTCGACGTACGCCTCGCTGCGGCCGTCCAGCTTGAGCTCGGGCGACAGCTTCGCCAGCACCATCTTGCGGACCTCGAGCGGCGAGACGCTGTCCAGCTTCGCGTCCTTGCCCAGGATGACGCGCGCGCGGGCGTCCAGTTCGGCCCGCGCTGCCATGTCAGAGCGCACCTTCGCGGGCAGCTCCTTCAAGTCGGCCTCGGCCTTCTTGAGCGCCTCGGCGGCGGCGTCGGCGCGGCCCTCGGCCTTGTCGGCCTTCGCGGTGGCCTCGGTGAGGGACGACTTCAGCGCGGCCATGTCGGCGGCGATCTTCTCGTCGCGCTTCGCCAGCGCCTGCGCGAAGGCCTCGGTGCTCGGGTCGTAGTCCACGCCATCGATGCGAATCTTGCTCATGGGTACTTGTCCTTGGGCGCCGTGCGCCTCGTTGGTGGTGTCGAGATCGTTAGCACCCGAGTTTTTCACCCGGTAGACGCGATCTGCACCGTCTGCCTTTGCCGCAGGGTGCGTGCAGGCATCGCAGCACTTGGTGGCGGCGTCACACTTGTCAGCCATGCCGCCGCACTTCTCGCACGCGCCCGGGTCCATGGTTGCGCTGCCGTCCATGCGCACGCGTACCTCTGCGCCGGCGCGCCCATGCGGCACGATGGCGACGTGGTTGCCCCGAATGTTCCGCTGGATGGAGTCGTACTTCTGCCCCTGGAACTCGCCCGGGGTGTCCTCGACGTCGCAGATGTAGCCGCACGACACCTGGGTGGCGTCCTTCGCCTCCAGCTTCGCGACGAGGGCCGCGTCGGTGATGAGGAGGGAGGCGCGCACCTTGTCGCCGTCGCGCTTCACCGTGTCGCTGACGGCCCCTCGCGCGAACTGCGTCGTGTTGCCAGCGTCCAGCATGACGGGAGGGTGGGTGTCGGTGACGGGCACCATGGCGAACGTCTCGAGCGAGTCCTCCTTGAAGACTTCCTCGGGGGGACGGTACTCGCGCCGCTTGGTGCCGTCGGGCTGCAGGTACTCGAAGATACCCGTCCGCGTCAGGTAGCCGTCCACGCGCAACCAGCCGTTGGACTGCTTCACCGGCTTCTGGAGTTCGCCACGGTCGAATCGAATCGCCATGTTGCGAAGGTGCCCGAGTGCAAGCGTTTGCACTAGATGCGAACGGCTCGTCTCGTGAGCCACTCGGCGCAGTCACCGCCCGGGAGGGTACGTCTTGACGGGGGCCTGCGCTGCCGCTGTTTTGCCCCACCTGCGGCTGGGGGGCGTGACGGAGACATTCAAAGCTCGGCGAGCATTCCTTCGACGTCCGGATCTGCAGAACAGCGACACTGAGGATGAATCTCCCCAGGCCCACCATCTGCTGGTGGCTTGTCCCACGAGAACCGCTTGCCGTCGAGTGGGGCGCAGATTGCGCACAGGCGCTCATCGAGCGCGACGCGCCAGAAGAAGTGCGTCAGTCCTAGATCTCGTTGACGCACCTCGTTCAGCGCGGAATAGAAGCGCCCGACCTGATCCCTGGCGATGAGGGCAGCCCGTGACTCGCTGACGCCGAAGCGCTTCTCGATGGCGTCGGCGATGTCCTCCCACCTGTCGCCTGCAGACATGCCGCGCATGACGACTTTCTGCACCTGGCCGAGCGCCTCTTCGGGGATGGACGTGATGAGGGCCACGTTCTCAGCAGTGAAGGCTTCGATGCGATCCACCAGTCGTGGGTCCCTCACCGGAATGTCGATGCCCACCGACGCGCGTAGCTGCCGCTCGAGCTGGGCCTTCTGCCAGTCTGCCGTGCGGCGCCCCATCGGCTTCACGATGGCCTTGAGGTTGCCCTTCTCGAAGGCGCCGCGCGCGAGGGTGGCCTTCACCAGCGCCACGTCATCGTCGACGGCGTCAGTGCGGCCCCTCAAGTCTCGCGCGTGGGCGAGATGCTGGCGCAGCTTCGGGTAGAGCTCCCTCGCTGTCACTGCGCGCATGACGGCCACCAGGTCCAGCATCACGCGCGTGTACGCGGTTACGACAGCCTTGGGAGGGATGGCGCGCGGCATGGGACGACGGCGCGGATTGCGGCCCGTCATCAGCTTCATGTAGGCGCGCCGACTGGCGATGAGTTGCTTCATGGGTGTGCCCGCCCGCACACCAGCGCGCCCGTCGAGCGAGGCATGGGGAGGCTGCACAGGGGGCAGGTGTCAGGCCCGGTGTGGCGGCGCCTCTGCGGAGTGGTGCACTCCCCGCGCAGGGCGACGCCCAGCGAGCGCGCGAGGCCTTCGAGGTCAAGGAATGGCTCCGCTGCGCGTCGCAACTGCACGCGCTCAAGAAAGCCCTCGTCGAGGCGCTCTACCTTGGGCTTCACTTCGTCGGCTCCTTGGTGGGCACAGGCGGGGCCTTCGGGTCCACAGGCTCGTTCGGGTCGACGAGCGCCTGCTGCATCTGCGCCTCCATCGCCTGCTGGGCCTGCTTCGCTTCCTTCTCCGCGACGGCGCGCGCCTTCGTGTCCAACTGCGTCTCCATCGTCCAGGCGTCACCACCGAAGCGAGCGACAGCTACCTCCTCAGGCAGCAGGACGCCCGCGTTGATGTACGCGACGTCAGCGGTGGCCACCTTGCCGCGCAGCTCGGCTTGCTCTGCCTCCGTCATCTGCCAGAGGGGAGGGTACTTGATGCTCCAGCGCTTTGGCTCTCGCCCGCGCGTGGGTGAGTCTGCCGCCAGCATCAGGATGCGAAGGAGGCGGTTGTGGCGCGGCAGCAACTGGCGCGTCCTGTCGCCTGCGATTTGGTCGTACCAGTTGCGGATGTCGGCGCTGCCCGTCGCGTTGAATCCTGCGGGCGACTGGCCCATCATCACCGTGACGGGCATGCGTGCGGCCGCTGCCAGGCGGTTGCACAGGCGATCCAGCAACTCAGGCAGGCCAGAGACTGGCGTGGCCTCGCGCTTGAATTCCTCGTCCTTGTCGATGAGGAGGGCACGCGCGACGCTGCGCGACATGTCGATGGATTGGGCGCGCGCGGTGACAATGGCGTCGCCGTCGTCACCCTGAGCCAGCATCTCGGCAAGCCCCGCCATCTTGAAGACGGCCTGCGCGAAGTCCTGCACCAGCACGCCAGCCGCCTGAAAGGATGCCTGGAAGTCCGACACCTTTTCGACGACGCGCACCAGCACCGAGTCGCCCCAGCTGTTGCGTGCGGCGCGCTGACGAGTCGAAACGACGACGCCATAGAAGGGGATGAGGCGGGACTCGTGCACCTCGAGCACCTCGGAGGAGCCACCGCCCAGCGTGTCGCGGTGCACGCGGTAGTGCGACACCTCGCCGAACTTCGGAGACTTCGGCGTGCGGTAGTACCGCGAGGGGATGCACTCGCGCGGGCGCAACACCTTCAGCCAGGGGCACGTTTTGATGGCGGCCTCATTCAGCGGCTGATCGAATGACTGCCCATCCTGCGCACCGAGGAGGATGGCCCCGCCTCCATACGCGCGCCCGAACTGCCGCGCCTGCTGAAGGCATGCGGTGGCGTCTCTGTCGTCGAAGTAGGCCATCAGCTTCTGGGCGAGCTCCGCGCCTTCGCCCTCGCCCATGTCGCCCGCCTCTTCGGCGACTGGTGCAGGCGCCTTGATGGACTTGTCCTCGCCCTTGTCCGTCCTGTCTGGAGGCCCAGGCTTGGGCGAGGGGCTGGCGTCGGAGACAACCAACTCGAAGCCCTGGCGCAACTCGGCCTCTGGCTGCGCCTCGATGATGCGCGCGCAGATGTCGTCACCGAGCCAGAGATCCTCGCACGTCGTCTCGTCCAGGCGGTCGGAGGTGAAGCTTCCGCCGAGGCGCTTGTCCCTCGAGCCCCCAAGGCCCGTGTAGATGTTCTTCCAGCCGTCGGTGCGCGTCGCGGACTTCCTCTTCTTCGCCATGCCGACAAGGTACAGCGTCAGAGTTTCGCTGTCGCCCGCAGTCGGTCGACTTGTGCCGCCTTCTCATCGGTGAGGTGCGCGAAGGCCTGCGCGACGGCGTCCGCCTGGTCATCATGCGCCCCTGGGAGGTCCTTCAGTTCCCGAATGAAGTCCTCATTCCAAGCCCCGCGCACGAGGCACACGTTGCCCGCCTCGGCCGGCGCCGCGAGGGGCTTCCAGTAGGACTCCTTTGGCCCCGTCTTGCGCATGCCCGTCACGCTCCACCCGAAGAGGACGCGCGTCTTGATGCCGTGCACCACCGTCTTGCCCGCGCTGCCTGGCTCTTGCTCCATCAACACCGTGACGCGCTTCCCATCGAGGACGGCCGTCGTCTTCACCTCGCGCTCCGTGGCGCCGGGCTCCTTGCGGAAGCGCACGATGTCCGCAACCCAGAAGCGCTTCTCTCCGTCGGCCAGGCGCTCGACCGCGCACTTCGCGCCCACCGTCCAGTCGGGGTCCTTCCCTGGCTCCTCCTCAGTCGCCGCGAAGTCCCAGCTACGCACCCAGCGCAGCCCCGTGGGTGGCACGTCGACGATGGAGTTGGAGAACCACCCCGCCTGGAAGTAGTTGCCGCCGTGCGCGGCGTCCCAGTCGCCTTCGTCCAGCTGCTTGCGCGTGACGGGGTCCAGCCGCGCCAACTGCATCGCGTACGCGTCGACGTCGAGGCCGACGTTGTCCTCCTTGAAGCTGGGGACGAAGTATGAGGGTTGGGCCTCGCGGTTGATGGAGCGCGCTGCGTCTGCAGCCTCCGCCGAGGGCGCCGAAGCGTAGACTGGTGGCTCCGGTAGCGGCCGCCTCTGGAAACGTGCGGCCTTGATGTCTTCGCGCGCGTCCGTACCCGCATCGACGTGTTTGGCGTACTCGACGAAGCGCCGCTTCACCCACTGGTGCCCTGCACCGCCCGGGTTGCCCGAGGAACGCATGCGCACCGGCACGGGCATGCCCTGCGGCCGGCGCAGTCGCGAGAAGAGGAAGCGGTAGGGCGCCTCCTGCCAACTGCCAACCTCATCGATGCCACAGTTGGATGATATGAACCCTCCCCATGTCACGTAATGCGACGCCCCTTCGACCCGTAGATCGAAGACTTCCACCTCACCCGCTGGGACCATTTCGCAGACGTGCGAGTGGTGCTCCTCGCAGCACAGGAGTTCCCTGGACGTGTAGGGGTGGATCGGCGTGCATTGGCCCTGGCGGGTACGTGATTGAGTACTCGCCGGATCACCCGATGGCGAATGCATGGGGAGGCGTGAAGCAACATCGGCTGGTGATGGAGTGCTTGATTGGGCGGCTACTGGAGCCTCACGAGATAGTTCATCACCGCAACCGCAATCGCAGAAACAACCGCCCTGCGAATCTCGAGTTGCTTGCTTCCCTATCGGACCACGGGCGAGAGCATGCCGATGATACTCGTCGCAACTGCGCTGTGCCGCTGACCGAAGAGCAGGTCCGAAGAGCTCTAGATGGGCGAACCACGCTTCAGGCAGCGAAGTTTCTTGGTGTTCACCACATGACGCTTCGGAATCGGTTCGAGCACCTGCTGAAGAAGCGTCGCAGTCCTGGTGCTGAGGTTCCGGCCGATGTGCTCGCCAAGATTCGCCAACTGGCGGCAGACCCATCGATGACCCAGGAGGAATCTGGGCTGGTACTCGGCATGAGTGCGTGGGCGATTCATGAGTGCTGCGTGCGGAACTCGATTCAATGGGTCGCAGGTCCAAAGGGGACGCCCAGTCACCGCTCGTACAAAGAAGCCTGTGCGATGCGCTCACCGTCGATGACCCAACTGGGCCCGTGACGCGCACGACGGGCTTCACCCCAAGCGCATAGGACTGCTGGACTCGTCGAGGTCCTTCAAGAGTCGAGACGAACTCTCCGACTGCAATGGACTCGATCGCCTTCCACGTCCTGTCCGCCATCAACACCGGCGTTCCAGTAGCCACGCAAAATTGGAAGGCCGCGCCCTGGTAGCGCTTCGTCACTTCCGCCAGCGACGTGGCGTACCCAAAGTGGATGGTGGCAGGCGCGCCCTTTGTCGGAAACTTCCACGCGTGCTCTGCCGCGTCCCACCACGCGCGCGTCCCAGAGAACCACGCGTTGGCTCGCGCCAGAATCGCGTCGGGCTTCAGCATGTCCGACTTCGTCAGTCGGAAGAGGCCCGCGCTGTACCCAGGCACGTCGACGTACTGCAGTGCAGCCAGCAACAGCGCGCTCGACTTGCCGCCACCAGCTGCGCCGCCGAAGAAGACCTCCTCCGCGTCAAGGCTGAGGAAGGTCCTCTGTCGCTCCGACGGCGTCTCTGGCGCCCACGGCCGCACCACCTCGAGCGTCTTCGTGAGTGCGCGCTCGCGACGCTGGCGCAACCGCTCCCGGGCCAGTCTCTTCAGCGATGGCGGCGAGGATGCGCTCGTAGATCTCAGGCTCATTCGCGAACTCCGCTTCCAGTCGGTCCAACGTCGCACTCAACTCCGTCGCCACCTGAATGCGAACTTGTGGGGCATACGAGCGATCGAGGATGGCCAGCAAGGGCAGCGGGTCTGCATCGATGCCGCCCTCCTTTCGCGACATGACTCGCTTCTGCGCGCGCGCCAGCAACCGCTGAACTACTTCGGCACGGGCCTTTTCGACTGCGCGCAGAAAATCAGCATATTTTCCGCGCTCTTGCGTGCGTCCTTTGGCCATCCACTGAGTGATGGCGCTCTTGCTGACCTCAATGGCGGCAGCGGCCGTCTCGTACGTGCAGCCGCTCACCAGCTGCGCGCAAAAGGCCTTCTGGAGTTGAGGCGTCAACTTCGGTGGTCGTCCTGCAGGCATGCCTCCGTTGTAGCCCGCAGTGCAAACGCGTGCACTCCTCGGTACGGTGCCCGCCATGACCGATGACCCACGCCGCATTGAGTACACGCGCCTGGCTGACGTCCGACGCGCTGACGTGAATCCGAAGCAGCACGACCTGGGGGAGATCGTCACCAGCATCCGCAAGCGGGGCTTCGTCGAACTCCCGGCGGTCGACGAGCGCACCGGGAAGCTGGTGGCAGGGCACGGCCGCATCGAGGCGCTGGCGGCCCTCAAGAAGGACGGCGCTGGGTTGCCGAAGGGCCTGAAGCAGGATGCCGATGGCGAGTGGCTGGTGCCCGTCCTCCACGGGTGGGCATCGAAGGACGACGCCGACGCGAAGGCCTACCTGGTCGCGTCCAACCGGCTCGTCGAGGTCGGCGGGTGGGACGACGACGCGTTGAACCAGTTGCTGGTGTCCATCGCTTCGGATGGTGGGCCTGACGCGCTGCTGGGCACCGGGTTCGATGGGGACGACGTTGATCGAATCCTGAACGAGTTGGCGAAGCCGGCTGAAGGCCTCGCGGAGATTGACTCGCTTCCGGATGGAGACGCGGTCCCGACTGGCGCGATGTACCGCCTCGGAGACCACACACTCCTATGCGCGGACTCGACCAAGGATGAGTCGGTGGCACGAGTGCTGCTGGGGGGGGGAATTGACCTCGTCTGGACGGACCCGCCATATGGCGTCAGCTATGAGTCGGCAGCGGGGAAGGTGAACAACGACGGGAAGGACCAGCTGGCGCCGCTCCTCGCAGCTGCCTTCGCCCAGTGCTTCCGCGTGCTGAAGCCGGGCGGCCACATCTACGCTGCCCACCCGGCGGGTGGGCATGCCGCGATCTTCATCGATGCGATTCGCGCAGCTGGGTTCCGCATCAAGCAAAACCTCGTGTGGGCCAAGGACTCGCTGGTGCTGGGGCACAGTGACTACCACTTCCAGCACGAGCCGATTCTCTACGCGATGAAGCCTGGCGAGGGGCGCATCGGGCGGGGCGGCAAGGGCTGGTACGGTGACGACTCGCAGGTGTCGGTGTTCTCGTTCCCGAAGCCCAAGAGGAGCGATGACCACCCGACGATGAAGCCCGTGGAGTTGGTCGAGGCCATGCTCCTCAACTCGACCGCGCGCGGCCACACGGTCTTCGACCCGTTCAGCGGCAGCGGCACCACGCTGATGGCCTGCGAGCGCCTGGGGAGGAAGGCGCGCGTCATCGAGCTCGACCCCGTCTACGTCGGGCGCACCATCGCGCGGTGGGAGGCCTTCACGGGCCGGAAGTCCGAGTTGGTCCGCGCATAACCGCGCGAAACAACGTGGCGCCCGGGTGGTCTAATTGAAACTGAACTAGTTTCCTTGCAGACCGCCCCAAACGGTGCCAAGTAATAGGCGTGGCGCAGCAAACGCCACGCAACGCAGCACCCGGAGAACGCACATGAAGATCTCGAACCGAGCAGTCGAAGCCCTCCGCACCCTCGCCGCTGGTGGCAGCTTCGTTGAGCGCCTGGAGCGCAACTTCAATGGGCAGATGAAGTTCAAGACCCGCCTCTACGACTCGGCCGGCGCACTGGTGAAGGGCATCGGCGGGCAGACCCGTCACGAGATCGCAATGCTCGCTCGAGGTGTGATGCTTGCCTACGAGTCGCGCAGCGGGGGCGATGGCTACACCTACTGGATCGCCTCCGCCGCTGCGATGCCCGCCGAGGATGCCGTGCGGTTCGATGAGGTGATGCAGGCAGTCTGAGCAACCGCGCGCCGCACCGGCCCGCCCTCGCAAGGGGCGGGCTTGAGGCGGTGCGGGACGCAAACCTGAACCACGGAGAACGCACATGACGACGGCAGAAGCGGCGGTGGCAGCAGTCGAGGCCCAGGCGGAGAAGTACGCGGCGGCGCTCGAGCGGGTGGCGGACGCGATGCTGGTGCTGGCGAAGGCCGCGAAGGCGGTGCGGTCATGAAGATGCCTGGCTCGCTGAAGGTGGTGCGCCACCCCAAGGTGGTGACGGTCAAGTCGCAGGTGTCAATTGGCGTAGGGTACGGCATTCAGTCGGTCGCGTGGATCACCGGAGGGATGCCGTTTGGCGATGTCTACGCGCACCTGCTCGCCGCAGCCCCGGAGATGCTGGCCGCACTCGAGCGGGTGGGGTGCCAGGACAAGGGCAGTTGCGGACCCAACGAGCCGGATGGCCACTGCTTCGTCTGCCACGCGATTGCGACGGCGAAGGGTGGTGCCAAGTGAAGCGCGACCCGCTCCCGACCGCGCCGCCGCCCGTCGCCCAGCGTGCGAAGGCTGAGCGCATCGAGGTCGGCGACCGCGCGGCCATCATCGCCCCGATGCGGTACGAGGTCGGCTGGGTCGTCAGCCTGGACGGCGAGTGCATCGACTCCATCCACCAGACCCGGGCTGAAGCCGCAGACGCCGCCTACCGCTACCTCAGCAACCCCGACTGCCCGTGCTGGATTGCTCGCCGCGCTACGGAGGAGGCATGAACGCCCTGAAGTCCATCTGGTGCCGCATCGTCGGCCACGTGCTCCCTGCGCGCGCCATTGCTGGCGACTGCTGCCGCTGCGGCCGCTTCTCGTGGGGGAAGCGATGACTGGAGACGAGGCATTCGAGCGCCTCACGCGCATGTGGAACGACCTGCAGGCGCGCGAAGAGGCTGCCGACATCGAGACCTGGGACACGCTGGTGGAACTCATGCGCACGCGCGGTGGAGGCACGCGAGGACTCGACGCCATCGACGCGGTACTGAAGCAGCTGCGCGCTGAGGTCGAGGCGCAGGATGAGGCAGACGACGTGGCGATCCACCCCACGCCGACCTCACCCGACCCGATGGACCTGGCCTCTGACGTCTGAGGTCATAGTAGCGCCTGAAACTCTGGACAACTGGCAGTACACGCGACAACGTCTAACCAACCAGAACCGGCTGCAAACCGGCACCAAAGGAGCGACACCATGACGACTGTGACTGTGCGGACGAAGAGCGGAGCGAAGGTCTCAGCAGAGTTCAGCATTGACGGGGGCAAGGTGATGCTGCACCAGGCGGGCGCTGTGGCCGGCTCTGGGCGCATCCGCTACGGCACCGAGACTCTGGCCACGGGTGAATCCGCGAGCTGGGCTCGCATCGAGGACGCCGCCGCGCGTCTGGGGGCTGTTGACGGTAGCGAGACTGACGATGCCTACGCCGCGCTCGAGATCGCTGTTGCCGAGTGGCTGGGCGCACAGGTCGATGAGGCGACGCTGACTGACACCAAGGCCTCGCGCCACGCCCGCATCGAGTCCGCCGTGCGCCTGTGCCGCGCTGCCGACGAGGAGCAGGCCGTCGAGGGTGACTCCGAGTTGACGGGACTCGCCAGCGCGGAGCAGGCGGGCACCATCGAGACGATGCGCCAGGCCTGCGACGGAGAGCCGACGGTCGACGACTGGAAGCACTTCGTCCGCATGTACTGATTCGCCGTGAAACTGGCGCGACGCAGACGCAGCCGGTAGACGTGTTTTCGGCGCGGCCTGCTCCACTCCGTTCTCCGGTGTAGAGCGAGCTTTGCACCCCCGGGCGGGGCCGGGGTGAGCGCCTTGGATGTGCCCCGCACCTTTTTCAGAATCCGAAGACGGGGACTTCGTTCTCGCCCTCGAGCACCAGCGGCAGGCGCGTCATCACCGGCGATCCCCGCTCCAGCCACTGATCGAGCGCCACGAGCACCGCCTCAGCCTGCTTCGTGGTGAGCCATAGGGGCGGCATTGCGGCGATGGTGAGCCACTTGTGGCGGTCGACGACGATGAGCGACCGCCACTTCCCCGGCACATAGAAGCAACTCCGCTCCACCTTCAGGTCGCTGCCGAAGTCTGCGTGTCGGATTCGGAGGACCCGCGACTCCTGGCCTTCGACGTGCTGAGCCACGCGCACGAACGCGCGCCAGCGCCGCCTACTCACGGCGTCACCAGCAGTGCGACGGTGCGATCTGCACCTGGCTTCGCTGGGTCGACGGACACCGACCGCTGAGGTAGCCGCCCCTCAAGCGCCGCGTCGCGCAGCACGGCGCAGCGCGGGCAGGTGGGGACGCGGCTCCGGCACTGGACGGACGGAATCACCTGTTGACCTTCCGGCTCCGGGTCTTCCCATCGCGCGCCGTTGCAGGCGATCCGGTCCGGCCGCAGACCTTGCGCCTCGAGCACCATGCGACCGAACGGAAGACCCGGCCTGTTCGTCACGCCCGCGCATAGCCCGAGGCCGAACTCGGTGACGTGGGTCGTCACCGCTTCACCGTCATCGGCACCGATGGAACCGTCCGCTGGAATTGCGATGCGAACATCTCTGCGCACGAGCGCGAGCAGAACGACTTGAACGTCCCGTCATCAGCGTCCTGGAGCGAACCGAACCAGAGCGCGTCTTCCGACCACGGGTGTTGAAGTCCGCACGTGTCGCATGCGTACACGCTGCGCCCGTCGGGGTACCGAGTGCCGGTGCGGCTCATGGCGTTTGCCCATCAACCACGGAGGAGCGCAGTCCGCCCCTGGCCTCGACTACCCTGTCCATCGCCACCTGTTGCGCCTCGCGCACGGCCTTCGCGCAGTCGCCGCAGACGTGCACCCTCTGGTCGGCCATGTGCCCATTCCACCCTGGAGGAAGCTTCCCGCCAGTCGCGAGGAACTCCCAGTCGCCGAAAGCGATGGGCTCCCAGCTCTGCTGCGGACGGCCGATGAATGCGTGCCTGATGACCATGGCGCAGGTGACTCCGCAGACGTCGCAACTCGCGATGGGCGACGTGTGCATGGTGCAGAGAATGGGCTTCAGCCGACGCCTGGTGCTGAAGGAGGTGCGCTCGATTCGTCCGTCGAACGTGTTGCACTTCGGGCAGGTGGTAATCACGGCGTAGCCTCCGCCTGAAGCTGCAACCTGGCCAGCGCCTTGGCGAAGGCCCGGGCATGGGTCACCGACTTGGCGACGATGGTGAGCTTCACCTTCACCGTGAATGGCCGGGGCGGCTGCCTCGCCCTCCATCGCCGCACCGCTGCAGCCTTCTTTGCGCGCCACGCCGGTGACTGGCTCCAGTGCTTGTATCCATCGCGCATGCGAGCGGCGTTCTTCCGCTTGGTCGCGTCGCCATACTCGCGCAGGACTTCCCACGCATCGCCGTAACCAGCAGGGAGGTCATCGGGGTCAAACTTCATGCCGCCCTCTGTGTGGAGTACTCGCCGAGGTTCGCGCGAACGACGGCCTCCATCATGGCCGGTACGACTGAGTTTCCACCCAGAAGTCAGCACCGCACTCGGTGCACGTTTCCTCGTAGCCCTCGCTGATGCTGACGCCCGTACCGAGTTCAATCGACTCGCCGCACTCGGCGCAGTCGACGAACATCACCTCCTCAATCCATGGCGTCGAAGTCTTCAGGGGCATCTCGTCGAGCTGCTTCTGGACCCGGTCGCGCGCCTCAGCCACTCGAGCCCACTTCGCGTTGGCGCTGGTGACGCGCGCTCGCGAGGCACCGGCAGGCAGAGAGGATCGCGCGAAGCTCAGGGAGAGGGACTTCGCCTGGAGCTTCTTCAACTCCTTCTTCAGCTTCTTCCGTGTCGCGCTGGCGTCGCTCACTTGGCGCCGCCCTTCGCCCTGGCGAGGACAGCCGCATCGACCTCGCATGCGGAGCAGAGCGCCGGGCCGCACGTGTCGCAGTTGGTGCAGCGCTTGAGGGCGCGCTCCAGCGCCTTCAGCAACTCGTTGCGCTGGGCGATAGCTACGGCAACCCGATGCTCCAGTTCCTCGATGCGCGCGATGCGGAACTGCGTAGCCAGCGCGCGAGCACAGGGTGCGCAGGTCACCTTCGCGTGCAGTATCCCGCACCAGCACTCGCCGACCACATGGCTCAGCTTGCTGAGGCTGCTCTGACAGGCCTGCCTCCCAGGCTCGGGCTGACGATGGATGCGCGCGCTCACGGCTTGCCTCCGGACATCGCTGCACTCTCGGCAGGCCACCGGCGGCAGGTCGCGCCGGCGTCAGGTCTGCCGACATTTTCGCGGTGTCGCGAAGCGGTCCCGGCGTATGCCCGCTCACGGTGCCTCCGAGGTCGCGCGGGTGATGGCGTCCTCGACGACGGCCAGCCAGGCGTCGAACGTCGTGGACGGGTTGGCGGCGCGCATGCTGCGGATGTTGCCCGCCGTCGTCTGCAGCACCTCGAGCATGTTCGGCGCGGCGCAGATGAGGGCAGCGTTCACCTCGCTCATGCCGAAGGGTGCGTTGATGACGTCGCATTCGGGGCCGTCACCCTGCGCGTTGACGCCAGCGCTGATGATGGTGACGCGGTCGCCGCGTCGTGCTTCAACTTTCCACGGTCCTGCAGTCGGCTTCTCCACTCGAATCTCCCGGTTGCGCAAGCCTCAATGACCTGCGCAACCGGTATAATTGGATTCTAAGTGATGGCGCAAGCGCGAAGTGCAAACGCGTGCACTACCAGCCCAGCCTCACCTCGGCCAGCGCGCGGTCAGGCAGACCTCGCCCGGCTCCAGTGTCGGCCTGGGTGGGCGCCTGCTCGGGTGAGCATGCACCACGACGGCGGAGGGGAAGGGGGCTGAGTCCCCGCTGTCGTCGGCCATGCCCTCGAAGCAGAGCCTCTCCGTGTGAAAGTACACCCCCGTGATGAGGCCCGCCCAGCGGAGCCAGTGCATGCCGCTGGCGGTGTCGTACTCAGAGCGCATCAACTTCCCTGCGGCACCGTCGCTCGACATGACGTAGCGCCGCCACCAGTCGGTGTCGACGCGTGCGGGCAGCAGCTGTACCACCAGTGCGCGCTCCAGCATCGCCTCGTCGCGCGCCTTGTCGATCCACTGCCCGATGCCGCGACCGTAGCTTGGGTTCATCCAGGCAGACTCACCGGCCCATGACTGGGAGAGCCCGTTATCTGCCGGCGAGAAGAAGCGCGGGTGTTTCGTGTTCGACGGCAGCGCGCAGACGTCAACTGTGATGGCGAATTGGCGGTCAATCCAACTGAAGAAGTCGACTGGCGTTCCCCATGTCCCAGACTTCGACGTGACGAGCGCGGCAAGGTTGCGCTTCATCGTTCCACCCCCGCTGACGGACGCGGCATGCGCAGAGTCGCGCCATATCCGTGCTTCGGGCACAGCCGAGAGACGGTGCTCCAGTCGCTTACGCCGTACGGCTCTATCGCGCATCTACAGGTCGGGGCATACCTGATCGACGGAGGTGGGATGGGCGGCCATGGTGTGCTCGGCGCCTTGTAGCCACCGCCGCTCTGCTTCGGGAGGCGTGGCGAGATGATCCACACGGCCAGCATGAGCAGCAACAGCCCCAAGAGGAGCCCTGGCATTGGCGTTGGACCGCTCATCGGCGGAACCTCTCACACCCGGAGAGGTCGCCGCATTGCCAAATGTCCCCGGCGCCAACCATTGTCGACTCGGGATGCTCTGCCTTGCAGAATCTGCACTTGCGCAGCATCTCCGCTGGCGTCACCTGCACGTTCAACTCTGGACCGCGTGGAACGCCACCATCTGCTGGCCTGCTGCATTTGCACCGACTCTCACCAGCCGCGAAGGTGTGCCATCCGCCGTGGCAGTCTGAGGCGACGTAGGGGCTCTGGGTGTGCGCAACCGGAGTGGACTTAAGTTCCGCCTGCCGAATGGTCCTGCAGTAGCCGCACGTCGGAAGCGCCCTGAGGCGCGTGTTCTCCTCGTCGTACTTCTTCACGCGCTCCCAGGCAGCAGCCCCAGTCTTGCGCGCGTTCTCGTACCACTGCATGGCCTGCAGGTAGGCCATGTCGGACTTCTCCAGGTCGCGCTCCATCTGCGCGGCTGCGGCCTGTGCCTCGTTGCGCTCTCGGCGCATGCGGTGAAGTTCGAGTTCATCCGCCGTCAGCGCCGTCTCTCCAAGGGCCTGCGAAACATGCTCTGCGTGAGGTGGCGTGCACCGCGCGCAGTTCCACCCGCCGCAGTGGATGCACACTGCCCCGTGTCCTGTCGTCTTCATCGTCCCTCTCCCATCGTCCGCCGAACGAAGTCGGCCATCATCGTGTTGAAGTACTGGAGCTGCGCTTCGCTGTCGTTTTCTCGGAACTTCGCGTCTCGGTACCGCAGGCCCTCGGGCGAGATGAACCACTCGCCGAAGTGCCGCTTGCACAACTGCTGAATCAACTCGGGCGTGCCACACACCACGCACGCCGCTTTCGTCTCGCTCACTTCTGCCTCTCGGTGACTGGCGCAATGCCGCGCCACGCAATCCAGATTTGGAGACAGGCGGCGCAAACATCCTTTGGCGCCGGCCCCACCTCATTCCCGAAGCACACCAGGCGCGTCGAGTCTCCGCAGGCCGACACCTCGTCGGCGCCGTCGAACCAGTGTTGAAGCGCAGGGCGTGTCCCCCTCTGCACCGCTGACTGCGCCCATCCAATCATCGCTCCCCCTTCTCCTTGGCCCGCCGCCATGCGCGCTCGAGCATCTTCTGGTTGGTCAACTCGCGCCGCAGGTCGCGCTCCGCAGACGCGTCCAGCATCAGGAAGAACGCCCCAAGCGCGGAGAACGACGCGAAGGCCACCGCCAGAATGAAGACACCACTCATGTTGGGGCTCCATAGCGGTCAACCGCGATGGGGGTGAACGTCGCCTGAATGCCTGGCCGCTTGCCGTCGACGATGCGCCGCACGTCACCGTACTCGGCCACCTGCTCGTCGTCGTCGAACAGCACGCCGTTGAGCGCGTCGAAGTACACCTTCAACCGGTCGTCCAGGTCGCAGCCCGCGCGCTCCATCGCGACTGTCACCGAGTGGAAGCGCAGCATGACTTCCTTCGGGAACTTCGGGGCGCGCTGGCGCTGGCACTCGAGCGCGACGGCTGCGGCGTACTCTTTGGCGTCCTTCGACTTGTAGACCTGCGCGGTGAAGCGTCCGCCGCCGAGGGGCATCGCACGCGCCTTGAAGACCCGGTTCCACGACGGGGGCAGTGGGGTCCACAGCACCACCGAGTCTTCAGGTCGGCGCTCAAGCTCTCGCGAGATGGCGATGGCGTCGGCGAGTTGGCCACGCTCGACGGCTGACCGCTGGTTCCGCAACAGGCGCTGGACATCATCGCGCGTCATGCGGCCTCCCGCTTCGCGCGCTCGGACTCGAGCATCTGCCACCAGGGCGACGTGCAGATGGGCAGGCAGACCGTGACGAAGTGAATCTCTCCGTCAACGGACACAGGCGAGCCAGCCGAGTGCCAGGCGCACAGCGTCCTGCCGCACGACGTGCAGGTGTGCTTCTTCTCACGACCACAACAGGCGTGGCTCATTCGCGCACCTTGGCGATGAGCTTCCGCGCGAGGATGACGGCGAGCTCGGCGGCCTGGTCCATCGACGCGTCGATGCCCTTCGCCAGCAGCCCGCCGATGATGTTCGACGCGACGCCCAGCACGTAGCCCTCTTCACGCTCGCGAGAGTGGCGGGCGAGGTTCTCGGCGCGCTGCACTTCAGCGACCCGATCTCTCTCGAACTCATGCTCTCCCGCGCGGCGCGCCTGCTCCTCCATCGCAGCCATTCGCCTGAGCAACTCTTCGATAACAGGGACGTACGCGGGGTCACTCACGGGTCACCTTCGCCTTCTTCGCGGGCTGCAGGCGCATCGTGTGGATGGCGGGAAGCTGCATGTACTCTCCAGACTGGGGGTTCTTCACCCGACGCGCCTTGCGTGATGCCGGGCGAAACAACCCGAAGCCAGGCACGTTGACCGTCTCGCCCGCCATGACGCGCGCGCGCACGTCATCGAAGAAGGCCTGGAGCAACTCGTGCGCACCCACCAGCGGCATCTGGATACTGGCGCGCTGCGTCGCCGCCTGCGCTGCCCGCACCACGTCCTCGAACTTCGTCCAGCGCTTCATGACTCGACCTCGTAGACGCCAATGGAGACACGACGCATCTTCCCACCCTCGACCATGCGGCTCAGCACCTGACTGGCGGCGTTGAGCCCCAACCCAAAACGCTCGGCGACGTCCGCGTTGCACGTCCTGCCGCCACGCGACACCACCCACGCCAGCACTGTGGCCGACGAGATTCGCCCACTCGCGAGGCGCGCCGTTGTCTTCTGCATTGCGGCGCAGCTGGCGCACTGTCCCAGGCCTCGCTGCATCGGATTGCCACACTCGCAACGCCCGCGACGAGTCCCGCGTCCCGCCCACGCGCGCGGCTCCGCAGCCGCCCTTGCCGCGAGGTTCTCTTCATGCTCGAGGAGCCGCAGGCGGTCGACGTTCTGCAAGAAGGCGTTCACCGTGAACCCCCCAGGCGCACGCACTTGTGCGCGCCGAACGTCGCCCATTCCATCTTTACATCGGCCTCGGCCATGCCGCACAGCGCACACCGCACGTCAGTGCTTTCGCGTGCGGCCTTGTCCTTCGCTTCCTGCAGTGCCTTCCGCAGTGCCTCGCGGCCCTCAGGTGCCCACTTCGTCAGCTCATTCACAGCGCGTCTCCTGGTGATGCGCGGAAGCCGCCGCGCTCGGTACAAGCGTTTGCACTCCCGACCTTCAGCGCTTCCGCAACGGTGACGGCTTAGGAATGCCCGTCTCCTTGACGAAGCCCTCCAACACATGCTGCGCGTCAACCTCTTCGCCGTAGTACCCGTCAATGACGAGCACGACAGCCCAGCCGCGCCCCGGGAGCTCGACGTTGGCCAGGCGCAGGTGGTCGCGCTGATCGAGGGCCATCGCTGCGGCTGCTGCTGCATTCCTGCGGTAGTCGTCATCATTCATGGGGTGTTTCCTCCTCTGCGGTTGAACGTCGCTTATACGCCCTCGTGCCTGATGCCCGCGCCGGTGGCGGTGCCGACGTCATCAGGCGCGTACCCGTGACGACTGCCGCCTCCTGCGCCATGTCGACCTCGAAGTCCTGGCCGCTGGGTCCGTTGGTCTGCTTGAGGACGCGCAGCCGCACTTCGCCCGACGCGGTGCGCCACATGCCCAACGCCACGCGGGCGTAGTTCTCCCACGCTGATGCAGCGGCGAAGTCGGAGAGACGCGGCGCCGTCGTGTCGCTGTCCCCCTGGCCGCGTCGTAGGTGCCCAATGACGATTGCGGGCACGCGCAGGTGCTGGGCCTCGCTGCGGATGTCCCGCAGCGCCGCCTCGATGCGGAGGTGGTGCTCTGGCTCCGGGCTTTGCGCCAGCGAGACGCACGTCATGTTGTCGAGGAGGATGACCCGACACCCGCGCTTCACCATCGCGCGCATGGACGCCAGCACGTCGGTCACGCTGCCGGCGGGGCGCGCGTCGTCGACCTCGACCTGTCCGGCCAACCTGTGCCACCACGCGAAGGCGTCGCTGATGGCGGTGCGCTGTTCCTCGTTGGGCAGCAAGTCACCCCGGGAGTGCTTCACCGAGACGCCCGCCTTGCACGCCACGAGGCGCGCCTGCATGTCGCGCGCGTCGTCCTCGTAGCAGAGGACGCCCACCTTCTGGCCTGCCTGCACCCACTGGTTGACGAGGCCTGCCACCATCGCCGACTTGCCCACCCCGGGGCGCGCACCAATCACGATCAGGTTGTTGATGAGCCCGCCAAGCACGTCGTCGAGCTCCCCCAGCCCCGTGGTGAGCGATTTGGGGCCATCCCCCCTCCAACGGGCCTCCAGGTGGTCCATCATCGCCACAGGATCACCCTGGCAGTTCCTGACACGTGTCTGGATTCCCTGCAGTGCGTCGGGGGCCTGCCGAAGCATCGCCTCGACCTCGGCCAGGGGCTTTCCAGACTTCGCGGCGCCAGCGATGGCGCGCAGCTGCTCGATGAGCCGTCGGCGGGTGGCGCCGTCGCGCACAAGGGCCAGGCGCTCCCGGGCAACTCCGTACTCGGGGGACAGCAGGGCCTCCATCGATGAGTCGAGTGCTTTGGGTGGCAGCGCACGAAGCGCATGCCGGATGGCGACCGGATCAATGCCCTGGTGGTTTCGAATGCGCGACTCGACGATGGCCCAGAGGGGGCGCAGTTGCTCGCCCTCAAGGTCCTCGACCGTCACCTGCGTCTCGTCGAGGATGGCGCGGGCGTCTTCGACGGAGACTTCAGCGGCACCGATGAGCCCACGTAGGGCCTGAAGATCGAGGCTCAAGCGGCATTCTCCATGGTGCCAGCCATGAAGCTCTCGATGTGTCGGGCGTCACGGAGGATCAACTCGATGTCGTCGAACTTCCGGTGCTTGTCGTTGGCGCCCATGTGCCAGGCGCTGCGGGCGCAGCCATCGATGGCGCGCTGGAGATCCGCGATGGTGTAGAGCTTCAGTTGCTTGGCGATCAACCGCTTGCGCTCAGGGGTGGGCTTCGCCTTGGGGTGGGCGCAGGTGACGCGCCAGTGCTCGAAGACCTGGAACTCGCCGTCGGTGAGGTTGTCCTCGAGCGAGAGTTGCTTCTCATCGAGGAGTTCAACCTGCCGGGAGGGCGTCGAGCTTTGCTCGACAGGTATGTCTTTTATACGTCCCGTCACGTCACGTCCCGTCACGTCACGTTGGGCCGGACGTCCCGCATCTGTCCCACCGCTTGTCCCGTCATTGTCCCGTGGGACATTCTCGGCATCCTCAGCAGCCCGTTTTGCGCGGTACGCGCGCTTCCTGTCTCGTTCTTTCGCGGCTTTGGAAGCCACGCGCCCCTGGTGCTCTGACCAGTCGTGCGCCTCGAGTCCCATCTTTTGTCCCTCTTTGTCCCACTCGTCGAACCACCCGGACTCGAGGAAGCCAGCGATGAGTTCACCGGCGGGTCCGCGCCACTTGCACGCCGACTCCAACGCTGTCCCATCAATGTCCCGCACTTGTCCCGTGGGACAAAAACGGGACACCCACGACCACGCCCGCATCACGTACCAGCCTGCTGCCGCCTCGTCGTCGCGAAGGACGCTGGCCAGCCGCAGGACCTTGGGGTGGTCGACGAAGTCCGTCTCGATGCGCAGCCACTTCGCGCTCACCGTCCACCTCCGAGGTCAGCCAGGAGTCGCAGGCAGGCGACTTCACCGGGAGACTTCGGCGCGGGCTCGAGGAAGGGGCGCCCATTGGCTGCGGCGACCTGGCGACGCCAGCGCCACGACAGCTCCGAGCGCTCGTAGGGTTCGTGCTTCACGTTCGTCAGCATGTGGGATTCCCAGACCAGCATTTGGCAGGTGTCGGCACAGGCAGGGCCGAGAACGGCTCCACCAAAGAGGGGTAGGTGCAGCGCGCCTTCGCGCGCGCAGACAACGCAGCAGTGAGCCACGGTGGTGACTCAGCGGCGGGCGACGAGGCGCAGGTTGCGCTTGGCGATGACGGAGCCCTTGAAGCGGGCGTGAATCTCGCGCTCGCCGTCAACGACCAGCCCGTCCGCGCGTAGGTACTTCAGCATCTGCGACCCGTTGACGACGCCGGCAGCCTTGCCCAGCTCATGCACCGTCCAGGGCTTCAACTCGGCTTCGCACTTCTCGAGGAAGGCCATCGCCCGCACCTTCGACTCGGACACGACGAGGATCTCCGCAGCCGCCTCAGCACCAGCCGCGACGCGCGCGACGGCTTCCTCGACCGACAGCCCGTGCGACTCAGCGTACAACTCGATGGCCCTCGTGACGGACTCGCTCACAGGGCACCCCCGAGGACGCGCGAGAAGCCACCGACGAAGGCGCGCTCAGCGTCCTGCTTGGAGTCGCGCAGGAGGCGCTTGGAGACTCGCTTAGAGGGCTGCGCGACGCCTCCAAGATTCCGCTCAGACGCTGCCTGCGCGAGCGCGTGGGTGATGCTGAGGACCTCGGCGGGCAGCTGCTCGAGGGCCTGGCGGAATTTCTGGACCTTCGCGTCGTTCATTCTCAGCGGTGCAGCGGACATCTCGCCTCCATTCCCCGAGGGTTGAGGCGCCGGGCTTGTTCCGCTTGATGCGACTACCGGGCTGGTGCTACTCACGGCCATGTGGTCGCGCCGGTTTCGGGCGGAACACATGCGGTGGTAGCTCAGCTGGTAGAGCACGAGCTTCCCAAGAACGCGGACGCCTATTCAGGGTGCATCGATGAAATACCTGAACGCGCGCGCAGACGTCAAGAATTATCGCGCAAGGAACCAGCGGCCAAGTTCTCGCCGCATCGTCTCGTCACTAGGGTGCGTATAGACGCGCCCAGTGGTGCCCGCGATGGAGTGCCCGAGCGCCAGCGCGACGCAGATGGGGTCCGCGTCATGCTGGTGATGGAACGTCGCGCTCATGTGGCGCAAGTCGTACCAGCGCACCTTGCGCACCTCCGGCACTGCCCAGAACTTCGCGCCGCACTCGCAGCGATGTCCAGGTAGCACTGGGGCCCCGCCCACCTCGACGCGTCGGCAGCCGCGACGACGGCACTTGTAGGTGACGGCCTGCACGCCGATGCCCGCCGCAACCATCGCGGTGCGCAGCACGCGCGTGAGCTTCGTGTCCGCGCGCTGGCGCTTGCCGCCGACGCCGCCGAAGACGAGATCCCCAGGCGATCCTTCGATGGCGTGCAGGAGGTCGCCTGCGATGGCCGGGACGATGGGAACGACGCGCTCCCTGCCGGTCTTCGTGGTGTCTCGCCCGTGGCTGCGGCGCACCACCACGACGCCGCGCTTGAAGTCGACGTCCTCCTTGCGGAGCGCCAGCAGCTCGCCCGTCCGCATGCCGAGGTGGAGCGCGCAGCGGAACAGGCCCATGCGGGGCTCGGGGATGCGCTTCTGGACGAGGGCCAGCTCCTCGAGCGAGAGCAACTCGTACTTGGGCGCCGTCTCCTTGGCGCGCCTGACCAGCTTGAAGGGGTTCGGCCCGTGCCAGCGCTTCTCGCGCATCGCCTGGTCGATGACCTTGCGGCCAGCGCCTTGGACCTTGTTGATGGTCGACTTGCTCAGCGCAGGCTTCACGCCAGGCGCCGACGAAGTTGCAAGCGCGTGCAACACGTCCTCGATCATCCCGGCAGTGAGGGTCGACTCGTCCTCGAGCGAGAGGGAACGCAGGTGGCGAGTGAGGCGCCTGTCCTGGCCCTTGTCGACGCGGGTCGGCTCAACCTTCGCGAGCCATGCGGCCACCAACTCACCGAAGAGCGGCAGCTCTGGCGGTGGGGGCGTCTCGCTGGAGACCGGCTTGAGCGCGGCCACCAGTGAGAGAGTGAGTTGAGACAACTGCGCTTCCGTAAGCTCCACGGACTCCCGTGGAGACACTTCTCGACGAACTGAAATCACGCCCACACCCAGTGGCTTCTCCGCCGAGGCATCCTCGACGTCCGGGCTCGCCCACTTTGCGAGCGGGAGAGTTCTACCAATCGGGTCTGACATGTTGCCTCCGTGTGAGTGAAATCGCGGAGGTACGTCGGGAGGCCTACTTCTTGGCGTGCTCGGCTGCGGCCTGTGCGACTCGCTCTGCCTCGCGGGCGCGGATAGCGAAGGCCATCAGCTCGACGCAGTAGGTGCTGAGGCTCTCGAAGCCATCAAGCATGGCGTTGCGCTTGAGCGCTTCTTCGAGGGCAACGGGCCCGTAGAAGTTGATGGTCTTCTTCGGCCCAGACAGCAGCGGATCTTTCGGTCGCAGCACGGACATGGTCTCCCGAGTACCTCGTCTAAGTGACATCGGCAACATCCTCGTTGACTTCGTAACCGAGAGTCAATTAGACATGCCTTAGAAGTCGCTGAGTGGCGGCTTCAACCGGGAGACGCACACATGAGCTTGTCGAAGGAGCAGCTGGAGCAACGGCGCACTGGCATCACCGCGTCAGAGATTGCAGTGCTGGCGGGACTGTCGCGCTGGTCCTCACCTGTCGCCATCTGGGAAGAGAAGATGGGCGTGCAGGTACCTCGCGAGGGAAACCTTGCGACGGAACTCGGCGACCTGCTCGAGGAGCCAGTGGCCAAGCTGTACGCGCGCCGCCACGAGGGGCTGCACCTGGTGCGGAGTCGCACGCTGCGCCACCCGGTGCAATCGCTTGCACTCGCGACGCCCGACCGTATTGCTTTCGAGTCGCGCCGCGACACCAAGGCGTGGATCGCTGACCCTGCGGAGTGCGCGGGCGCCGTGCGGAACGTGGAGATCAAGACCTCGTCGTGGCGCATGCGTCACGAGTGGGGCGAGCCTGGAACTGACGCCGTCCCTGAGTACTACCTCCTGCAGACCCAGTGGCAGATGGGCGTTGTCGGCATGAAGCTGACGGACGTCGCGGTGCTGTTCGACCGAGAGGAATTCGGCGTCTACACCGTTCCGTTCAACGAGCAGCTCTGGCTCGGGTTGCTGGAGATTGCCGAGCGATTCTGGCGGGACCACGTCGTGACTGGCCAGCCGCCGCCTCCGGACGCGACGGAGCGGTACAAGGAGTTTCTCTCGCGTGCCTTCCCGACGACCAACGGCATCGTGCAGGCAGTGGCTGACGGCGATGCGCGCGAGGCGCTCATGGCGCAGTACGGCCGACTGAAGTTGGTGGAGAAGCTGTTGGACGGCGAGTTGAAGCTGATGGGCAACCAACTGCGCACGCTCATCGGCGCGGACAAGGGCCTGGCGTCGACGCGCGTCGGCAGCATCAGCCGCGTGTGGACGAAGCCCAGCGTCGGCACCGACTGGGAGGCGCTGGCGAAGGCCGCCATCGACCCGGTTGAACTCAGTGAGTGGGTGGCGAAGTACCAGCGGGAGAAGCGGCCAGGCTTCTGGAAGCTTGCGCCTCGGTGGTCGAAGGACTTCGCGGGCGAGCTCGTGCCGGAACTCGACTCAGTGAGGCAGCGCCTCGAGCTGTCCTCAGGTGACGCAGGCGTGGGCGAAGTTGAGGAACTGAAAGTGATGGTGCCGTGATGCAGAGCCAACCGGGAGACGACATGGAAGCGAAGACGCAGCAGGTGGAGCAGGTCGATGCGCAGGTGGTGAGCCTCGTTCACGCGCGCACTGGCGCTCTGCCTTCGCGGTGGAACCCGCCGACGTGGGATGAGGAGCGCGTGGCCCTCGCCCGCAAGGCCGTGACGCCGCCGAGTGCGACGCAGGCGGAGTTCGAGTTCTTCCTCGCGTGGGCGAAGCGCACCGGCTTGGACCCGTTCACGAAGCAGTGCTACCTGATCGAGCGCTGGGACGCGCAGACGAATACGAAGAAGCACGAGCCGATGGCGTCCGAGCAGGGGATGGCCGCGAGGATGGACGCGGAGCCTGACTACCGTGGGATGAAGTCGGGCGTCGTGTACGCGGGCGATGTCTTCGACGTCGACGAGGACGCAGGCACCGTCACCCACAAGTGGAATCCGACCGACCGCGCCAAGGGAGGGATGAAGATCCTCGGCGCCTGGGCACATGCGAAGCGTGAGGGGCGCGTCATCGAAATCACGTACCTGACGCTGGAGAGCCGCATCGGCAAGAAGCGCGATGGCAGTGTCACGAAGTTCTGGGCGACGGACCCCGCTGGCCAACTGCGGAAGTGCGCGCGTGCCGATCAGTCGCGCCGCGCGTACCCCAACCTGCTCGGAGGCATCTACGTCGAAGCCGAAATGCGCCGCGACGAGGAAGAGGAGTATGAGGCCCCCAAGACGGAGCCAGTGCAGTCGCGCACGAATGCGGTGCTGGCGAAGGTCCAGGCGAAGGTGGCCCCGAAGCCGTCGCCCGCGAAGGCCGCAGCGCTGCCCGAGACCGCGCCCGCTCCCATCACCGAGACGCAGCCGATCGACGCCGAGGTGACGTTCTCCTGCGTGCAGCGCGGGAAGAACAAGGGCAAGCCCATCAGCGGCTTGGACGCGGTCGAGTTGGCCGAGTCCATCGCGGAGCACGAGGCGGGCCTGGCGAAGACGCCGTCCGCAGAGAGCAAGGCCCAGGTGGCCGCGTGGCTCGCGGAGCTGCGCGCGGAGGAGGGGCAGCGCATGGACGAGATTGGTGGCGCGACGTGAGTTGCCCGTTCTGCGGAATCGAGAGCTTCCGGGGCTGGAGGCACACGGAGAAGTCGGCGACCGAGCACGTCCTGTGGTCGAAGACGACGGACGGCTTCTTCCTCGGCGTGCGCGTGACGCTGGACCCGTACGGTCCGCTCTTCACCTGGCTGGTGTCGCGCGTCGACAACCCAGCGCACATGGCGACGGGTGGCTGTGGTGGCGCAATCAGCGGGCTGACGCTGGCGGCTGACGCGCTCGAGCGATGGAAGCAGAACCTCGCGCGCGCTGAGAAGCCGCTGGGCTTCAAGCCGCTGCCTGCTGCGGAGTCGGTCTTGCCATTCTGAGTTTGTCGCCCTGGGGGATTGGCCCTCGGGGCACCGGCTGGTGCGTGCATCTGCGTGACGGTTGAGCGCGCACCAGCCGGGTCGTTTTTCTCGCATCCTGAAGGAGTCGCACCATGGGCAACAAGTCGAAGAATCGGACGGGGAAGCAGTGGGCGCACGCGCGCGTCTGGATGGGAAAGATGCCGAAGGCCATCAGCCCGCTGTCGACCTTCATCAACGAGGGACACAGCACCAAGCGGAAGTACTCAGTGCGACAGCCGCTGACGATCTGGTGGGCGTCGTCCACCCAGGACACCTTCCGTCGCGCGAAGGAGGCCTGACATGGCCGCGAAGAAGCGAAGGTTCATCGACGTACCTGCAGAGCCCGTGGTGCAACTGGACGCGGCGCCCATCACCTCGTTGGTGGACGCGGTGGCGTTGGCCGCTGGGCTCCCGACGAGCGCAGACAAGGCGAAGGCTGACGAGCACTTCAACGAGCCATTCATGGTGTCGTCGACGTACGCGACGATGGCCGTTGAGGAACTCCGCGAGAGCGACACCAACCCGCGCAAGACGTTCCACGGCATCGACGAGTTGGCCGCCAGCCTGGAGAAAGTCGGCGTGCTGGTGCCCCTGCTGGTGCGGCCCATCAGCGACGGCAAGAAGGTGGTGCACGAGGTAGTGGCTGGCAACCGACGCCTGCGCGCCGCGAAGTTGGCGGGGCTGCTGGAGGTGCCTGTCGACGTGCGCGACCTCACCGACGTGCAGGTGCTTGAGGTGCAGCTGGTGGAGAACATCCAGCGCAGCGACCTCACGCCGCTCGAGGAGGCTGACGGGTACGACGCCCTGATGCAGACGGCTGGCTACACCGCTGACCAGGTGGCCGCGAAGGCGGGCAAGTCACGCGCGTGGGTGTACTCGAGACTGAAGTTGCGCAGTCTCTGTGCCGAGGGACGAAAGGCGCTCGACACTGGGGCCCTGTCCACGACGCTGGCCGTGGCATTGGCGCGCGTGCCTTCGCACAAGGACCAGGCGAAGGCGCTCGAGTCCATCCTCGACATGCCCGTGCGGGACGCGCTGGAGCACCTGCAGAAGGCGCACTGCGTCTCGCTGAAGGGCGCGCCATTCGACCGCAAGGACGACATGCTGGTGCCCGACGTTGGGGCATGCACCGTCTGCCCGAAGCGCAGTGGCTCAACGCCTGGCCTCTTCGACGACTTGTCGGGCAGCGACTGGTGCACGGACACGACGTGCTTCGCGCAGAAGGCGCGCGCGACGTGGGAGGAGAAGGCGACGAAGGCAGAGTCCAAGGGTGCCGAGGCCCTCACCATCGACGCGGGCAAGAAGCTCTTCAAGCACGGGAACGAGTTGTCCTACGGCAGCAAGTACGTCGAGGCCGATGTTCCAGCGCCCGAGGACAAGAGCAAGCGTACGTGGGTGCAACTGCTGGAGAAGGTGCCTGACGAGGATCGCCCGAAGCTCTTCGTGGCGCCTGACACCGCGATGGGCATGCGGAAGATGTACGTCGAGCGCGACGCGCTGGACGCCATCGCGAAGCACCTGGACCTGAAGTGGGCCACCAGCGCCATCGAGAAGCGGGACAGGAAGGCCGTCACGTCGGACCCTGTCGCGCAGAAGGACGCCACCGATGCGCGCCAGTTGCGTGACGAAGTGGTTGGCGACTTGGTGCGCGCAGCTGCCGGGCGCGCGAAGAAGGAGGGCCTGACGGTGACGTGGGCGCGCATCCTCGCGCGCGCTGCGGACCGTGCGGCTGGGCTTGAGGACGTGTACCGCTCCAGCCTGCGCATCGACGATGGCGTGGACGTCGAGACGTGGATTGGCACTGCGGCGAAGGAGGAGTTGCTGGGCTTCCTCGTCTGCAACCTGCTGCCCCAGTTGGTCGGCTCGACGTGGAGCGGATTCGAAGAGGAGGCCTCCGAGGTGGCCAAGGTGTGCGGCCTGGACCTCGAGCAGATGGTGAAGGCGAAGCTGGAGAAGCCGAAGGAGGCGAATGAATGACGCTCATCGAGTACCAGAACGCAGCGGCGCGCACGCTGAAGGCAGGCGGTGACCCGTCACTGAAGCTGGCAGTCCTCGCGGACCGGGCGGAGGCGTTCGCGCGAGCCGTGCGTGACGCTGTCATGGCCATCGACATCGGGGTGAAGCCGTGAGCGCGCACACGCCAGGGCCGTGGCACGCGTGGCAGCAGCCGATTGGCGAGGAGTGGGCCGTCACGACTGATGCCGACGTGCCCCCGTACGGCATGCCGGTGCGTGTCGCCGACAAAATCGAAACCGCAGCCAACGCCCGCCTCATCGCTGCCGCGCCGGAGTTGCTGGCGTCCGTCGTGGAGGAGGTCGAGTACTTCGACAGCCTCATGGCGAGCCTCGACCCGGGCGACGTGGGTCTGCGCGAGGCTTCGATGCGCCACCACGGCCCGCGCATCGCACGCGCCCGCGCAGCCGTCGCCAAGGCGAAGGGAGGTGCGACGTGAGCCGCGAGAGTCTGACGCACGAGGAGCGGCACCGGTACGAGGACATGCGCGCCGCCTACCGCACGCAGCGAGCGGAGGTCGAGGGCCTACGCGCCGAGGTCGAGCGGCTCCTCGGTATCCTCGATGCCGAGAAGCGAGCACACGAGCAGACCGTTCTCAACGCCCAGCGGTCTATTGACGCGCACCGCGCCGAAATCGAGCAGCGGCGAGAGGGTACGCGAAGCGCGCTGCGCGAGCGCGACGAGGCCAGCGCCGAGGTCGAGCGGTTGACGCGCGAGTCGAGTCGGGTGTGGGACCCCATCGTTCAGGCGGCTGGCATTCGGCGCGATGGGTTGGCCGGACTGCTTGCGTGGATTGAAGCGGCGAAGGCTGAGCGCCTGCTGGCGAAGGACGCGCTCGCCAAACTGGCCGACTTGAAGGCGCGGATTCGCGAGGCGCGGCACCTGGGCATGAAGCTAAATGACGCGGAGGCGCTGGACTCTGATGAGGTCGAGGCCTTCGAGCGTGTCACCGACCTGCGCGTGCGCAACTGGAGGAAGCCGTGAGTCGCCGCGAATGGAAGGCGCACGCACCGGGCCGCGTGGAGCACCTCGTGGGCGTTGTCGCGCCCATCGTGCATCCACTCTGCGGGCAGGCGGGCGATGACCGAATGTTCATCGGGAAGGGCTACGTGACGTGCGTGAAGTGCGTGTACCTCATGCGGCAGCGGGAGCACGGCGTGGGTGTTGGGCTGCGGCCCAGAAGGAGGAAGCCATGAAGGAACGTCCGATTTTGTTCTCGTCGCCGATGGTGTGCGCGCTGCTGGCCGGTACGAAGACCCAGACCCGCCGCGTGGTGAATCCGCAGCCCGCCGAGCACTACTGGTCGACGCTGCCCAACTACATGCACCAGGTCCCGTTCCACGTCGTCGAAGGCGGCGGGGCCGTGCGCTCTATCCACTCACACCAGGTGCCAGGTCGGGAACGAGCCTTCGACCTCGGCGAGTGGATTCGATGCCCCTACGGCGCTCCGGGCGACCAGCTGTGGGTGCGCGAGACGTGGGGCCTCTGCATTCACAGCACCTCGACCGCCTGGTGCCGCGACTCGATCAAGGGGCGGTCGCCCGATGAACTCGCCATGGCCTACGCCCTCGCCTACTCGGCTGACGGCGACTCGCCGCACGCGTTCTGGCGGCCGTCAATCCACATGTTTTGTTGGGTGAGTTGTTTTATGCTCGAGGTGGCCGGTGTGCGGGTCGAGCGCCTGCACGCCATCACCGACGACGACGCGAAGGCCGAGGGCGTTCAACCATTC